CTACTGTTGCGCCGCAGCTTTCCGCCGCGCACCACTGCCTGATGTGCCGACATTTGTGCGGCGCTCGAACCAAAGCTTGTGCTCGAAGTACGGGCGAAGGTCGAAGCCTTGGCGCGCCATCCAGCCGATCATCTCCCGCGTGAACGGCGGCCAGCCGAGCTGGGTGAGGGCGAAATTGTGCCGGGCCTCTTCAATCGTGCGCTTGCCCTTGATGGAGTTGCAGGTCCGGCAGGCTGGCACGAGGTTGTCGATGTCGTCGGTGCCACCTTTGCACCGAGGGAAAATATGGTCGATCGTCAGGCCCGAGCCTGGGCGCACGACAGACGCCTGCTTCCAGCCGCAGTAGTAGCAGCGCTGTCCGGTCTTTCGGCAGACCGGCTCCCATAGCGTCAGCAGCAAGCTACCCATATGCGGCTGTGCCGACTTTTGTGCGGGCCGCGGCGGCGCGCCGGGTTTCGACCTCCAGAAAGGCGTATGCGCGTTCGGTCTGCACGACGCTCTGATGGCCGAGCTGATCCTTGACCATCTCAAGCGACCAGCCATGCTCTTGTAGAAGCCGGCACCCGTGGGTCCGCCGCAGGTCGTGCCAGCGTAGGTCGGTGATGCCGGCGCGGCGCGCAGCCTCCTTCAGACCGCGAAGTAGATGCAAGAAGCGGTGGCCGTCCTTCGCCGCGCGGGTAGGGCGCACCAATCGGACCTGCTGCGCACCAATCGCCTTTACGGCGAGCCCGTGGTGGAAGACGTAGGGACCCCGCAAGTGTCGCGGTGTGCGCTTCAAAACGTCGATGGCCTCATCAAGTAGGATCACGGTCCGATCCCGCTTCCCCTTGGCGATGCTCTTGGGGATCACGACCTGACGGGCGTCGAGGTCAACCCGATCCCACGTCAAGGAGAATTGTTCCTCGGTCCGCAGTCCCGAGTAGATCGCGAACACCATCGCATCGCGCACGTAGGGGAGGGCGTGTGCGAGAAGCTTCTCCTCCTCTGCTCTCGTCAGATAGCGCCGCCTGGGGTCGCTCTCGCGCAGCCCACGCTTGGCACGCTGCTTGAGGAACGCGGTGACCGGGTTCGTGTCGGCCCATTCCTTTTCAATGGCGAAGCCAAAGACGGTGCTCAAGGTCGAGAGATCCCGACGCACTGTCGGCGCGCTCGCGCCGTTCGATCGACGCTTGGTCTCGAACTCCTTCAAGTCGGATGACCTGATTTCGAGCAGCAGCTTGTCACCGAAGAACTCGTCCAGCCAATCGATCGAGATGCCGTAGCGCTTGAGTGTTTTCGGCTTCAGGCTCGGACCGTGCTCGGTCTGAAAGGCATCCATGACGGCATTCAGCGTGAGCCGAGGCTTTCCGCCCCAGGCCAGCGTCTCTAGCTCGTCGAGCCAGACCTTAAGACGGCCGCGCGCGACGCTTTCAGATCGCGTCTCGAGGGATTGCCGGAGATCTTGGCCGTCCTTTTGGACGCGGCCCCACCACGTTTTCCCACGGAGATAGATCCCGGCCATTCTGGCACCGTCCTCGTCACCGAATCCCACCACTGACGCACGGCACGCATGTCGAAAACCCAGGATGACCGGGGTCCGAACGGCTGTCGAGCGCCAGGAACACGGCCGGCCGCTGCCATGCGGATCCAGTGCCGTTCCGTAAAGCCGAACTCCGCGACGAGATCGGCCGCAGACCCCTGCTCACGCACGATCCTCTCCCCCCTTGTCTTCGGTGGTGGGGGTGGGTTGGGATAGGGCGGTGCGGCCCGCCTTGCGGTCTGCCAGCAGCCGCAGAAGATCGGCATCAAGGTCCGAGTGCTTCCAGATCGTGGCGGTTACAGTGGGATAGTCGCCTACCTGCAGCATGTACCGAGCCTTGCCGGCCAGGCGGTTCGGCCCTGGCTCGCGGCTCAGCCGGAACCGGTCCGTGCGGCGCTTGGCGCCTTTGGACACGCAGGCACTTACGATTTCTTCGCAGGAAAGTCCGAATTTAGCGACCAACATAGAGAGCAACTTAATAGCGGCTTTCTCTTGCAAGTGCCCGTATGGAACGACATCGACAAATTTCTCCTCAAAACCGTCCTCAACTCTGATTACCCAGTATTGTCTGTCAGCCACTGGTCCGCTCCAGCATGAGGGCAGCGATCTCGAAGAGGCGCCTATCGAGAGGTCGGTACGGTTCTGGCGCGGGCGGCTCGGGCAGTTCCAGGACCGGCCCTTAGTCTCGCCGACGAGCCGCCAGTTCGCGGCGTAGAGAGAGGCGCCGGTCTCGTCGGCGCGGATGTACGTGCCGATCCGGCTGTACCCGAGAGCGAACGCGGCCTTGGCGGCGCGGCCGTAGAGGAACGAGCAGGCGTTCCGCGTCCCGTCAGTGCAGAGGCGCGTCACCTCCAGCGTGCGGCCGTCATCCCGGCTGCGCGCGACCGGTCGGCCCACGATAGCGACGCCGACCATCTTGCCGGCAGCAGCTGCGCCGATGGAGAACTTGTGCCCGATCACCGGCTGATGATGCCGATGGTGGTCCCGCACGAAGGCGTTAGCCTCGTCCAAGCTCACGGGCACGGCGACGAGTGCCGTCATGCCCCACCCCCATCCCGCTTACCGTGCGGGATCGGACCGGAGGACGGGGGAGCCACGGGCATGGTCACCCATGTCGGCGGGGCGGTCGTGTCTGCGGTGGTGTCCCAGGCGTAGGGCGGGAAGCGGCTGTTGCCGGCGAGACGAACCTTGCCGAGGTGTTCGAGCATACGCAGGCGGGCCAGCACGAGCGCCGTCCTGAAGCCGCGATGCCCCTTGCTGCGGAGCATGTTGCAGTAGACGTAGCTCTGGCAGCCGGGCTTCTCTCGAACGACTTCCAGCACGTCGAAGAGGTCGGGGCGCTTCACCGCCATCACGCCGCCTCCCCTGTCGCAAGAGGGGAAGCCGGGGGTGCGTCGAGGGAGGCGAGGATGGCCCGGCCGATCAGCTCCGGGATCTGCGGGACGACCGCGTTGGCGAGAGCGTTAAATCCGTCCAGTCGGCAGGGAATCCCATCATCCAAGCCGCGAACATGGTCAGCGGTCGAGCGCCAAGGGCGTGACCATGCTTCTTCAGGAACGCCGGCAGCTCGACTTGCATCTTCCGCCCTTTGGGAGAGTAAGCAGTATTGCCGCGCCAGATCGCGGTCCCTAACGATCTGCCCCCGTTGCGTCTGAGCGGGGTAGGCAACAATCCAAACCCGGTCCCGGTCATGGGGCGCGCCAAGGGCAGAAGCTGGTATGCTATGCCATTCCGCATCATACCCGATCTGGGCCAAGCCTCCGAGAACGCGGTCAAGTCCCCGTCCAAGGAGAGCTGCCGTGTTCTCCACGACTGCGAAGGTCGGTCGAACTTCGCCAAGAAGGCGCCAGTATTCGAACCAGAGCCCGCTGCGTTCCCCGTCGAGCCCGGCACCGCGAGTGTTCGACTCGCTGATGTCCTGGCAGGGGAAGCCGCCGCAGATAATATCCACGGCAATTCCATCTGCGCGGAGACGGTCGGCTGTGAGGGTGCGGACGTCATCGTAGCAGGGCACCTCGGGCCAGTGCTTCGCCAAGACACGGCGAGGGAAGAGTTCGATCTCGCAGAAGGCGACCGTCTTGAAGCCGCCCGTGCGCTCCAGCCCAAGGCTGAAGCCGCCGATGCCGCTGAAGAGGTCGAGGACAGCGAGCGGACGGTCCTTCCCCGCCCTCTCCCGAAGCTCGGGGGTGATGGCGGGGGTCATGCAGCCCTCTGCGCACGATGGATCGCCGAGAGCGCGGCTTTCGTCGCAGCGTCGAAGCGGCCGGCGCTCACGGCATCTAGGCGCCAGCCGCGGCCCCAGACCGTTTCAATCTCGATGCCGGTGTCGGCGCCGCGCAGCTTGGCCCGGATCTTCGTGAGATAGACGTCGAGCGTCTTCTCCTGCGGGGCCTCGTCCGCAAGTCCGTAGACCGCGACCATGGCCCGCTCGCGATGCACGATGTGCGGGGAGGCCGAGCGGATCGCCCGAAGCACCCGCTCCTCGGTTCGGGTGAGGCCCCAGGCCGGCGGCAGCACGTAGGGAGGCGCAAGGGCTTCCTCCATCTGCCGCACGGTCTCAAGCAGGGCGTCCCGCTCCTCAATGAGCCGGGCCACCTGGGCCGGGGTGAATTGCTGCACGTGGGCGTTCATGACATGCGCTCTCGTTGGGGCTGGGGATGATCAGCGGCGCGTGACGCGCCCGTCGAAGCCGCGCTTGAGGCCGGAGGCCTTGGTGCCGGGCATCGGCCGGCCCTTGGCCGTCTTGAAGCCGAGCGATGCGCGCTTCTGGGCCTTGGCCTTCGCGCCAGTGGCGAGGTCGCCATCGGGGCCTTCGGTCTTCGCCTTGGCGCAGCGCTCGTGGACGATCGCCCGGTTGATCCGGTCGTTGCTGCCGCCGAGCGAGAGCGGGCGCAGGTGTTCGTCGATCAGCTTCTCGCCGCGCAGCATCGGCTGATCGCAGAGGGGACAGATCCCCTTCTGCTCCTCGTAGAGGGCGAGCTTCTTCGAGGCGCTGAGCGGCTTGCGCGGCGTAGTGCCGACGTCCTCGAAGGTGACGGTCTCGCAGCGGATCACGGCCGCTCCCCCATCGCAGCAAGGGCAGCCTCGACGAGCTCACCGGTGGCGCTCGGCATGGCCGTGTCGGTGTCGGGATCGCGGCAGGCGTCGCGGACGGCGCGGAGCGCCTTGAGCGCGGGGCCGTGCGCGTTGAGCGCCTGGACGACATCGGCGGCGATCTCGGCGCTGGACATGCCCGCCATCACGCGGGCGCGTAGATCCGTGCCAGCGAACTCAATCGCCGTTGAGGCGTCGCCGGGCTGCGCGCTGAAGATCAGCATCAGGGGCGCAGTGTTGTCGGCCATCACAGCGCCCCGTGAGCGCGGGCGCAGGCCACGATGGCGAGCGCGCAGAGGACAGCGATCGAGCCCATACCGGCGGCGATCGACATGGCGGAGACATCGGACGGCGCAGCGGCCGGGCGCGGCGAGGGCATGGCGTGCCTGTTGTCGTTGGAGGGCGGGGGAAGAAGGGGCGCCGGCTGCAGGGGCGGCAGGGCGAGGCGCTGGCGTCGGCTGAAGGCGAGCAGGACGCCGGCGACGTAGACGGCCACTGCAATCCCGGCCGCGAGGAGATCCTGGGCCAGGGCGAGCATGGTGGTTCAGGCTGCGGCGGGAGAGACGAAGCCGGCCTCGTGCGAGCCGTGAGCAGGCGCAGCGCTCTTGCCGTAGGGATGCGCTGCGTCGAGGTGGGAGAGTTCGGCGCCGACCGTGTGGGCCCGATCGATCAGCGACCGCTCGGCAGCTTCGACCGTATCGACCCGGCGCATCGCGGTACGGGTGATGTTCCGGTCGTTCTGCTGGATGCGCTGGCTCTGAGCCTCGGCGAGGTCGGCTTCGCTGGCGTATGTGCCCGTCGTCTCGGAGAGCGCGTTCCGGCAGACAGCGCGAAGGGCAATCATCGCCTCCTCGAGCCGCAGCCGCACCATGTTCGCGCTCTGCGATCCGCGGGGGCCGAGCTGCGCGCTGGTCGCGTCGCCGATGGCGATCTTGCGGACCACGTCGCTGTAGGCCAGCGCCGCGAGATGCAGGTGCTCGACCGCGTCGGCGAGGTCGAGAGACGAGATGGCAGGCTCGGGCTGGTCGGCCTGGCTGAACGGCGCGCACATGGGTGGCCTCGTCGGGCTGGTGTTGCGGGGTAAGGCGAAGGGACGCGCCGAAGCGCGGCAGGCTCAGGCGGCGCGGGCGGGCGCCGGCTCTTCAGCTGTGAGGTCGAGCGCGACGGCGAGGCGTTCGCGGGCGGTCAGCGGGCCGGCTTTGCCGAGGGTGCAGCGGTGAAGCTCGGTTGCGCCGTTGTGGGCCATGCGCTCGACCCATCCCGGGATCTCAGTGGGATGGAGGTCAGCCCGGACGCCGAGGACACGGGCCGCGCCGGCAGCGTCGCGGGCAACGGCCAGCGCAACGCAGGGCTCGGAATGGATCAGAGCGTCGGCATCGAGCCGGTCGACTGCGAAGATGTGCCGGTGAGCGGAGAGGCCACGCCAAGCCGCGGAGAGGAAGCGGAAGCCGCCGGGCGCCTTCGGGTCATCGACCCGGCTCAGCCGCTGCGCCTCGCAAATTGCTGCAAGAGCCGCGCGCTGCCCGCGCATCCGGTCTTTCTCACGGCCCCAGTTCAAGGGTGGCTTGTTGGACATCGGCGGCGGCTCCATCGCGGGGTGGCGATGGATTGAATGATACGCGGTACATTTTCCGCGTCAAGGCGTGTGCGGTACAAAATCCGCATCCCTGTTATCCACAGGGCGGGATTTTCGTACTTGCTTTGTTCTAGATGCGATCCATCCTTGGAGGTACTTCGGCAGGAGACAACAGGTGGCGAGCAGCGATCTCTACGGCGTCCAGACTTTTGTGCGCGATCGAAAGGGCACGCTCGCGCAGGGCCGGTTCACTCATTGCAAGGACGCAGACGAGGCGCGGCGATATGCCGAGGCGCGGGTTGAGCAGGGTCACGCGGTCGGCTCTGCGGCCTTCCTCCGCCGAGGTGGGGGCGAGTTCGACGAGGGGGAGGCTATCACGTTCGCGGTCTTCGGTGCCGTGCCGCCCGGGGTGGCCGACCAGCTCCCCTTTTGAACAGCGTGCCGCGATGTTGCGTTTGTGCGATTGACGGAGGGAATGGTCGGCCCATAATTCGTGTCGGTGGGACGCCGGGACATACTCGGCCTTGGGTAGCCGTTCAGTCCCTTGGCATTCAGATGGATGCTCGGCCGTAGACCGTTGAGCTAGTCACCGTCTGGAACAGACGAGTCCGGGTCCCACCACTCATCGCTGTAGCTGGCCGCGGGGTACCCGTAGTGTCGGAAGACTTGTTGTTGCTCAGGGAGCAGGCTGGCAACCCTCCACGAAGGTAGCAATTTCACGCCAAATCCGCACTGCGCTCCCCAGGACCTGTCAGGGTCGCGCGCCATCCGGGGGGCTAGGATAGTGGCAAACCGCGGATCACACCCGCCGGAAGTATACCTGTCGCAACCTTTATAGAACGCGCTGGCAACTATGTCCGCAAGATGCAGACCGCCTCTCGTTTCGTGATTGAATATTGCGACCTGCTCTCTGTCTATAACAGGCCACCTTATTCTCCCCAGAGGCAGCTTCAGGTCACCATCCTTGACGCGCAATAACTCGAAATATGCGTTAAGCTGAGAATATGATAGCCCGCCGCGGCGACTATACTCTATGCGTATGGTCTTTGGTTTCCCAAAATCCCTCATGGACCTCTCGGCCGCCCAATAAGTTACTCTTTCCAGCAGTATTCGCGTCATCCAGCAGTAAAACCAATTTACATCAAGTGAAACCTTGGAGGCAAAAGGGTTCTGATAGCCTTGCATGTTCTTTTTATTAGAGGCCACGACAAAGCAACGGATTGGCAGTTTTGCTAGTTCTTGGCAAACGACGAGTTTTTTGGCCGGATTGAGATCAGCAAAGTGGATCCCAGGTCTCTGGTGGTTTTTAAATGTCGAAGTGGTATTTCTAATCCATGGTGCGATGTGGGGCTCAAACTGCCGACGCACTACTACGGCCGACACCATCAGCCATTCACTTGCGCCATTCTCATGAAGTGGGCGTACTTTCGTTAATCCGGGATCGCCGGCCTCATCAATGTACGCGACGTACTCATAGGGATCGGCCAATTTATCACCAGAACACTGATTTGAGTAATCGTAGCCCTGTTCTTTTTCAGCTATCGCCCGCGCCGCTGCATCGGACGATGGATCCAAGTCACCATCGCCTTGATCCGCACTTCGATGCGGCCATCCTCATCCTCCACGGCTGAAGACAGCCCGTCCTCGGGATGCGGGATGATGATGGGCGTCTGCCAGCGCGGGTCGTCCGAGTCGGGCCACAGCTCGATGTGTGTGCTCAGCCGCATGTAGCGTTTCGCCGTCATCTGGCGCAGCAGGCCGGCATTCCGGCGCATCTCGACGATGACGAGATCGTCTTCTCGCGGCCGATAACGCGCTGTGATCGCGTCGACGCAGGCCAGAATGTCACCGTCGAGCGCCACGCGGTTGAGCGACGTGCCGCGAACCATCAGCCCGTACTGCGCCTCGACCGGCCAGCGCGAGTCGGGCTGCACCGGCACAGGGTCGTATGGCGGCACGTCCACGTGATCGTCAGCCTCAAGCCAGCGCCCCGCGGCTACCTCGCCCACGACCGGCAGAGAAGCCGGCGGCATAGCGGCGGTTGCGGCCTTCGCAGCCTCGATGTCTTCATCGCCGCCGAACGCCAGCCACTCTGGCGTGACGCCGAGGGGCCCTGCCAGTTTCGTCAGGGTTTCGACCGTCGGCGAGCTGTCGACGTTCCGGAATATGCCGCGAATGGCATCCGCGCTCATGCTCGCCTCCAAAGAGACGGCACGGGGGCTCTTCCCCAACTGATCCAGGCGCGCCTGGATGCGCTCACGGATGGCTTTCGACATAGCGCGGAAATTACTCCGCGCTGTCATAGAGCAGTTAGCGGAAAATGATCCGTTGACAGGTGCGGATAATAGACCGCATACTGACCCGGTCATGAGCGCCATTCCGCACTTTCTCTCCGCAGTTGACGCGTTCTGCCTAGCCCGAGGCATCTCGGAGGCGCGCGCCTCGACCCTGATCCTGAACGGCGGGAGCCGCATCGGCGCAATCCGGTCCGGATCGTCCGACATCGGCACTCGCCGCCTTGCCGAGGCCATGCAGTGGCTTTCGGACCATTGGCCCGAGAGCGCGGCTTGGCCGGCTGAAGTGCCGCGCCCGGCTATCTCGGTGCCAGGTGAGGCTGCGGCGTGACCCACCGCTCCCTCCGTCTCTGCGCCATCCTCGGCGCCGTCGGCATCACCGGAACGGTCTGCGCGCTGACGCTCGTCGGCGCCCCTGTACGGAACGCTGCCCGCGGCGGTCGCCTCATCACCCTTTCGTGGAGCCCGACGCCATGAGCGCCGCGCTTCGCTCCCCCTTCCTGCAGCCGCACGGCCCCGCGGCTGCAGGATCGCGCCCGATCCTGTCTCACGTTCCCGCGTCGGGATTGGGCGCACCTCAGTTCAGCACCGCCAACATCGGCCGGGTGTCGATGACGCGGGCGACGACGTCGCGCGCCTCGTGCGCTGCTTCGGCGAGCGCCGGGTCCACCTGCACCACGCCGAGCATCGCCTCGACCATGTGCCGGGACAGCGATGCGCCCGCGTCATCGCCCCGTTCGACTTCCCGCCGCACCAGCCACGTCACCATGGCGTGCATCGCCAGGATGGTCGCGGCGCCGTCGGTCTCCGGTGTGTGCTCGTTCATTTCGGTTTCCCTTTCGCGCTCCGGCGCGTTCGTTGCCCCGCTGCGGGGCCTGCCCTCTCGGGCTGTTTCCTCCCAGCACTGCCGGAGCCTTCGGGCCCCGGCCTTTTCTTCCCTGCGCGTCCGCCCCTGCCGCCAAGCCCGTGGCGGTCGCGCATCGATCCCTAGTGTTGCGTCCTCCGCCTCAAGTCTTCGTCCAGCGCCTCGCGCCTTCGAGATGCAATTCAGCATGTCGGAGTGCTCAGATGCGGACAATTTTTGCCCGGAAACGGACAATGCAGACCGCCGCTAATCTCGCCAATCCGCTGGTCGATGCCCTGGTGCGCCATGCGGAGCGCCGCACGGGCTCGCGGATGCTGGCCTACGAGGCCGTCGGCCGGATGATCGGCACGACCGCGTCCTGGGTGCGAAAGTTCGTCGGCAACCAGCCGGTGCGGCTCGACGCCGACACCTTCCTGCGCATCCGCGCGACCTACCAAGCCAACTGTGACCGCTGGGACGCCCAAGCGGACGAAGATCGGGCCGCGTTCTTCGCGCTCGGAGGGGGAGACGATGCAATGGATCAGGGCACGAATGCGCGCCTGGATGTGGCGGAAGGCTCGCGAGCTACGAGAGGCCCGCAAGCCGCTGCCCTGGTGGCTCCGGTGGTGGATCAGGGCGCGCAGTGACTGACGCGCTCAACGAGGTGCGCTGAGCACACAAGCAAGCCGCTCGGATCTGCTGATTGTCGATCAGGGCAGGCCCCGAGCGGCTGCTGTCTCTTTCTGGAGAGGACTGTCTATGAGCACACCCGCAGCCGTCGGGCAAGGTGACCCGTCATCTGTTGCCGCCGCTCAACTGAAATCCATCATCGAGCGCATCGAGCGTCTTGAGGAGGAGAAGGCCGGGATCGCTGGCGACATCAAGGATGTCTACGCGGAGGCGAAGGGTAACGGCTTTGATAGCGCCGTGCTCCGCAAGATCGTCGCCCGCCGCAAGCGCGATCGGGACGAGGTGCAGGAAGAGGACGCGATCCTCGAGTTGTACCTCCAAGCCCTCGGCATGGCGTAGCCGACATGCGCGCGCCCTCCCTCTCATCCGCAAAGCTGGGCGCGCGCCTCAAGCCCGAGGAGCGCCCGGTCTACGCGCACCGCCGGATCGTGGCGTCGGTCGAGATCCGTTTTCCGTTGCCGCCGAGCACGAACAGCCTGTTCGCCAACGTCGTCGGCCGCGGTCGCGTGAAGACGCCGAAGTACCGCGCGTGGCGCCAGCAGGCCGCGCTCCTGATCGACGTGCAGCGCCCCGGCCGGATGGCGGGCCCCTGCGATGTCACGATCTACCTGCCGCCCTTCTGCGGCGACATCGACAACCGGGTGAAGCCGTGCCTCGACGCGGCGGTCGAGGCGGGCGTGCTCGCTGACGACGGCCAGCGCTACGTGCGCCGCAAGACCGTCGAGGTCGATCGCTCCGCCACCGAGGTCCGCATGGTCCTCACCATGCCCTCCGTTGAGGAGCAGGACCGCGCCGAGATCGAGGTCCGCACCCGGGAGGGCCAGAGCTGCGCGCACATTGCCGTCTCGCTCGGCCTCAACGAGGGCCACGTCCGCACCGTGCTCGCGGAGATCCGGTCATGAAGGCACGCGCCGCCGACACATGGCCCGACACGCCCCGCAACCGCGCCGCGATCGCCGAGCGCTGGGTCAAGGGCCACGACACCCTGCGGATCGCCCGATCCATCGCGCTCACCGAGGCGGACGTCTGCCGGATCCTCGCTCGCCTTCAGGACGAGCGCCACGCCGCCCGCAAGCAGGAGGGCGCCGGTGTCTGACCCCAGCCTTATCGCCGATCTGATCCGAGCTGGAGTCGATGCCGACCTCGTGCAGCGCGTCGCTCTAGAGCTTGGGCGGGCATCAGCTGAGCGCGAGGCGATCGAGAAGCGCCGGCAGGCGGACCGGGAGCGTCAGGCCCGTCGTCGCAGTCACGTTATGTCACGTGACGTCACGTTACAGCACGTGACAACACGTGACGTCACAGCGGCCCCTAACGGCCCCTCCCCCTTGCCCCCCCAGACCCCCCCTATAACCCCCACCCCAAACACCCAATTCCCCCCTGACAGCCCTGACGGGCTGCCAGCCCCCGAGGGGGCCGATGACGTTGCCGCCGAGGCGGTCGTCGTGTCGCAAGGCGAGGCTGGCGAACCGGAAACCGACGAGGGCGGCAGCAAGGGCTCGAAGGCTGCCAGGGCTCGCCGCATCCCGGCAGACTTCGCCGAGAGCCCGGAAGCCCTCGCCGTCTGCGCCGAGATGGGCCTGACCGGCACCGAGGCGGCCGAGGCGCTGGCCGAGTTCTGCGACTTCTGGATGGCCGAGGGCGGGCAGCGGGCCCGGAAGCTCGATTGGCCCCGCACCCTGCGCAACCGGCTCCGGGAGATCGGTCGGCGCCGCCCAGCGGCCCGTGCCAGCCCGCACCGATCCCGCTCCTCCAACGGCTACTTCGACATCCTTCGTGACGAACCTGCGAGCTCCGATGACCAGCGTTCAGACCCGCACCGCCAGCACCTCCGTCTCGCCTCCGGAGCCCGCTAGCCGGCCGCTTCTCGATCTCGTCAGCCGGTTCCAGAACCGCCTCGAGGAGGGCGACCGGCCCGGCCACAGGCTCATCAGCGCCGGTCTCGCCCCGCTGGCGCACGAGCGGGCCGCCCTGGAAGTGCGCAAGCAGCACCTCGTCGACAGCCTCGGCCCGCCTGCTTCAGACGAAGCGCGCGCGAAGTTGGGCAAAGTCGTTGCGTCCCTTCTGGGTGCATTCCCGACCTACGGGGCCGATCGCGAGGACGCCAGAATTACCGTGGGCCTCATCGTTCGCGCCCTCGATGACGTCCCGGTGTGGACCGTACAGCGGGCCGCGGGGCTGTTCCTCAAGAACATGCAGAAGACGCGCTGGAACCCGGAACGAGCCCCCACCGCGCCGCAGATCCGCGCCGAGGCCAAGCTCGTGATGATCGACGTGGAGGTGGAGCTCCATCGGCTCGAGCAGGTGCTCAGCGCCGAGATCGTCGACAGCGAGACCACGCAGGACGAGCGCAAGGCTGCGGTCGCGCACTGGACCCAGATCAAGTCTGAGATGGCCCGGTCGAACGTCATCGCCCAGCGCACGGACGACGAGATCGCGCAGGAGCGCGCGGAGCAGCTGCGGGCGAACGAGCACATTGAACACCGGGACGCGTGGGAGCGCCAGCGTGCAGGTCTGCCGCCGGCCGACAGCCCGTTCGTGCCTCGCCCCGCTCCGATGCTCTGATCCCCGCCACCCCCTCTCGTAGCGTACCGAGGAACAGCCGCCATGCCACGAGGCCAGTTCGGCAAGGGCTACAACACCGCCCAGGCCACGCCCCAGCACAACAGCACGGTCGCGCAGGACGTGCCCCTGCCGCCCGAGCGCCGCAACAAGGTGCCGAACCTCTATGTGTCGGCCCTAAAGTGGTACGTCTGCACAACGGCGCCGAGCCGGGAGTTATCGGCTGCGGCCAGCGTCCGGCAGGCGACCCTGCGCGGGCGGCGCGAAGGCGAGATGCCGTTCGCCGCCTACGTCCCGTGCGAGTTCTTCTGGCATCGGGCCATTCGTTCGAACCTGCGGGTGCCCCGCCGGGAGATCCAGCGGCCCATCCTGCGCCACTACATCCTTGTCGGCGTGCTGGGCGGCCTCTGTGACGACACCCTGGCAGCGTTGCGGGAGCGCGACCGCGAGGGACGGAACGTGCACGGCCTGCTCGGAATCCTTGGCGTCTCCGGTATCGGCCCGCGGCCCATGAACGGCGAGGGCTTGCGGTGGCTCCGCAGTCAGGGTGCAGACGAGATCGCCGGCGCCACGAACCGATCAGCCTCTGGCGCCATCCAGCCGGGCGAGGACGTCCGGGCTGGCTCTGGTGTGTTCACTGGCTTCCTCGGCAAGTTCATCGGCACCGCCGAGGGCGGTACGGTTGGGGTCATCGCGTTGGACATGCGCAGCACAAGCTGCGAGGTGCGGCTGCCGATCGAGGATGTGCACAGGGCTGCGTAACTGCCGCCCGCCCCCTCAGTCTAAGCGTTTAGGGTCAAAACCCAATCAGCTTGACCATGTGAGGGTCGGCTTTCGACCCATTGCGGAAGCTCGGAAGGTCCGCTCTTAGGACGCAAAGCGCAGCATCGCGGCTGTCACCAAGCGGTTCGCAAACATGGTGACTGCCCGTGACGCCTGTTTCACGACCTAAGCATGCTCACCCCGCAAATAGTCAAAGACGATTTCAAAGAGCAGGGTGTGTTGTGCCCTTCATCAGGATCGGACCCGTTGGCCGCCCAGTCGACGAGCCTTGCTTCGGCTCGAGCGAAATCTCGAACAGCTGATCGGCGCCGGTTTGCGGTAGCCGGGCGATATCGAGCGGGACAGAGTGCGCTCGGTCGAGCAGGCCAATCGAAACCGGCCCGCGCTCTCGGTCCCATAATGTCCAGACCTGAAGCGCTTTGCCTTCAGGTACCGTGATCGGTGTGATAGGGATCAACTCCGCGTGACCATCGCGGTAGGCGTTGACGATCGCTGCAGGCGCCGCCGCTTCCGTCATTAGTACCGCGACATAAATCGGATTGGGTGAGGGACGCGGGATCAGGGCAAAAGCAAAGGCAAGGCTGAGCGTTGCCACAGCACCTGAAAGTCCAGCAGCACGCCAGACCGGAAGGCTGTGCCACAGACTTGTGAGGAAGGAAGCACTGAGCCGCGGGGCGCGTGCCGAGTGGGTCTGCGCCGAGCTTCGGCCCGTCTCGATCCTTTCAACACTTGCTGCAATGCGCGCCCACAGCTCTGATCCGGCATCAACGGGAGAAGCCGTCAGATCGAACTCACTGAAGCGCTCACGCCAAAGTGTCACGAGCGCAGCAAAGCTGCTATCCTCCGCCTCCAGCCGCTCGACTTGCGCGAGGCTCTCTCCGTCCAGAAGACCGAGCGCGTATTCTAAGGCCATCGTTTCTTTTTCGGATCGCGCCGTCATGACATGCAGTCCTTCAGGGCGGCAAGGGAGCGGCGGATCCAGGACTTCATTGTGCCGAGCGGAACTCGAAACCGGCCAGCAAGCTCTCCGTGCGAGAGCCCTTGCGTGTAGGCGAGCACGATCACGTCGCGTCGCATGGGCTCAAGGCTGCCGAGGCATCGCCGTAGCTGGCTGGCTTCGGAGAAGCGCATGACGATGGCTTCTGGACTGTCCTCATCACTAGCGAGTCCGAAGGGTTCGAAGTCATCTGTCGGATCAACACGGCGCTCGTTGCGAAGTGTGTTCAGTGCGTGATTGCGCAAGATCGTATAGATCCAGGTACGGGCGCTGCCGCGCGCCGGGTCAAAATCAGGGGCCTTCTGCCAGATCCTCACGAATGCATCGTGGACGACCTCTTCCGCGATCTCCGCACGCGGCAGAAAGCGCCGTGCGACCCCCACCATTCGTGCCGCCTCACTGGTGTAGATCCTGTTCAGCGCCTCCTTCTCTCCGCTGGCGCAGGCAAGAAGTGCCATTTCCAGATCGAGTGCACGTGCTGCCGTTCCTTGGGCGGCCCTGGAATTTTTCATTGTGTCCCCGCCATCACCCGGCACCTACACTTCACATGTGACGACGGATGCGACGTCGCAAAAAAAATGCGGTGAGCCCTGCATCTGATCAGCGTGCTGCTGTGTATCCGAGTTGTCGGCATTCTCGCCGTCTCCGGGATCCGCGGGATGATGACGACTGCTGTCACAGACGGATGCCGTTCCGCCGGCCTATTTATCGTCATGAACACCTCAAACGGCACCAAATCTACCTGACGGGGCGCGCAGCGTTTCGATGATCAAAGATTAGCTGATGCGTCCAAACCTTGGGAGAACACCACGCCATGGCTACCATCGACGGGACGACAGGCGACGACGTGCTGCGCGGCACTCCGCAGGATGATACTATCACCGGCTTCGCAGGGAATGACACGATTACGGGACTGGGCGGCAACGACACCGCCGTCATCAACGTGTCCACGGACGGCGCCGATCGCACCGACCTTGGCGATGGCTCGGATAATGTGAAGGTCTCCGCTGCGGCCGCAGGTCAGATCCGCTTGAGCTTCACCTCCGCTCAAGTCGGCAATGCGAACGTCAACGATAGCAACAACATGCTCAACCAGGACGGCGGCCTCGCCGTTCGCCTCCAGGCGGAGGGGCCAGCGGACGCGCTCGTTGGCCCGATTAGCCGGTTCGATGATGAGGGCGTCACTTTCGTTTCCTCGACAGCGGAGCTGACCTTCGACGTGCGCGACCTTGTTGCGGGCACGCAGCGAGGCGATCGGTTCGAAGTTGTGACGCTCGGCACCTCCGGCAACGATGTCCTGAGCGCCCTTCAGGTTGCACGGCCCTACTACATCAACGCCGGGATGGGCGACGATACTTTGACCGGTGGTAGCGCCGGCGATTTCCTTGTCGGCGGCGCCGGCCACGACACGCTCACAGGCGGCCTGAGCAACGACAGCTTCATCGGCGGCGGCGGAAACGATGTGGTCATCGGCGGAGACGACAACGATACCGCGATCTTCAACGTGTCGACGGATGGCAGCGACACGACGAACCTCGGTGCGGGTGACGACGTCGTCAACGTCTCGGCCGCGGCCGCAGGCCAGGTTCGGCTGACCTTCACCTCCGCCGAAATCGGCAACGGCAACGCGAGCGATGGCGGCACGCTGGCCAACCAGGACGGTGGTCTTGCGTTGCGTCTCCAGGCTGAGGACGCGTCGGGAGTCCTGACGGGCTCAGTCAGCCGCTTCGACGACGAGGGCACAACCTTCCTGGCTGCCGCCGGTACCACGTTCGATGTTCGCGACCTCGTCTCGGGCGTGCAGCGGGGTGATGCCTTCGAGGTCGTCACGCTCGGAACGCAGGGCGGGGATACGCTGACAGCCCTCCAGGCGTCCCGCTCGTACTACTTCAACGCGGGTCAGGGGAACGACATTGTCACGGGTGGCTCAGCCAACGACTTCCTCGTGGGCGGTGGCGGCAACGATCGCCTTTCGGGCGGTTCCGGCAACGATAGTTTCATTGGAGGGGCGGGCAATGACACCTTCTCCGGCGGCAGCGGCACCGACCGGGCGATCTTCTCTTTCGCGCTGGGTGCAGCCAGCATCGGGGTGACGGCGGATGGTGCCATCGCGATCACGGGTGCCGAGGGAGCCGACACCTTCCGCGGCGTCGAGCAGTTCCAGTTCAGCGACCGCACCATCAACAACGCCGACGGCTCGCCGCTGGTAGACGACCTGTTCTATCTCAGCCGCTACGCCGACGTGGCTGCGGCGGGCCTTGATGCCGACACGCACTATGCCGAATACGGCTTCCGCGAGGGGCGCGATCCCAACGCCTTCTTCTCGACGAAGGGTTACCTCGCGGCGAACCCAGACGTGCGAGCCGCCGGCATTGATCCTCTGAAGCACTACGATGAATATGGCTTCCGCGAGGGGCGCGATCCCGGCGCGAACTTCGACACTGAGGCCTACTATGCCGCCAACCCGGACGTGCGGGCCGCCGGCCTCGATCCCCTGCGCCATTTCCTCGAATACGGACAGGGCGAGGGCCGCACGACCGACACGGCGATCGGCCGCCGTGCGGATCTCGGCACGGCCAAGGGCTTCGACGCAGAGTTCTACCTCCTCGGCAACCCAGACGTAGCCGAGGCGGCGATCGCGGCTGGCGGCGACAGCTTCGCCTTCGCCCTCACCCACTACGAAAGGTACGGGATTGCCGAGGGTCGCAATCCGAACACGGTGTTCGACACCGCCGGCTATCTCGACGCCTACTCCGACGTGCGGGCGGCCGGCATCAACCCGTTGACGCATTACGATCAGTACGGCTTCCGCGAGGGCCGCGACCCTTCGGCAAGCTTCGACACCACGTCCTACCTGGCGGCGTACGGTGATGTCGCTGCGGCGGGCGTGAACCCGATGACCCACTACCTTCAATTCGGCTTCTACGAGGGACGCTCGACGTTTGCTGACGGGTCGTTCGGGGCCGGCGTCGTAGGATGAGCGGATAGCGAGCTTGATGACGGCCGAGGCTAGCGCGTCGGCCGTTTTCCGACAGAGCCACATTTGTCAGTTGCAGGGTGACATCACAGAGGCCGCCCAGCACGCCGAGGATTAGATAGGACCGCATCGCTGTAGGTGTTCGTGGCCGCAGACGACGAGGCCGCCAAGGCAGTTGTGTCCAACCTCGCGGCGACGACCGGCTTCGAGGCCGTCGATAGCGGCCCGCTGTCGAATGCCCGGTTCCTGAAGCCGGTCGACGAGATCAACATCCACTTCGGGTTCTTCCTCGGCCAGGGCATCGGCGTCGCCCTGGCCTGGGTCAAGGCCGCCTAAGCCCTGCTCACCCCCATATTGCCAGCCAGCGCCCGGTTGGGGCGCTCGTCCGCTTTTGGTCACCGCTGCGATAGCGGCTTTCCACCCTCAGCGGCCCTTCACTGCCCGCAGGTACGCCGTCGGAGTGAGCGAGGATGTGCACAGAGCCAGGCGATGCCTATCGCGCTGTTGACCTAGGATAGGCAGACGCTATTGTTCCGCCTGCGCCAGTCGACGAAGAATATGCACGGGCTGGACGCGAGAACGGATGTGAGGCCGCCATAGGCCCTGCCGCTTCTCACGATTGGAAAGATGCGCCCCGAGCGGATAGCCTGTTGCGGGGCGCTTCATCCTCCCAAGATCCCAGCCGATTGGTGCCCAGTCTCTCTAGACGCCCCGCTCCATCTGCCACGCGGCGCCTGCATCGGTCGTACCGAGAACGGTTTCAGTGCTTCGGCCGTTTCAGTCCCCCGTCGTCCGTCGCATTGACCGACTGAGAGGCTGTTACGAACGGAGGAGGACCATGGCGTCCCTGCTGGAGTACAAGCCCGGCGATTGCCAGACGGCGGAGTTCCGCCGCGGCTTCGCGCACGGGGCGCAGGCCCTGTTCGAGGTGGCGGGCAGCCATCTTTCCGAGGAGCACACGGCTCTCTTGAGAGACTGGCCGAACGAGTCGGTGCGGGACTGGACCCTCAGACCCGGCGAGGCCGAGGAGCCGCCACCCGCACCATCGCTGCTGCCCCGATGACAACGCCCCTACAGGATCGGAATGACCTGTCGACCGACGATGGCCGGCATGCATCTGAGGCAGCAGGGCGGGCGGAGCTTGAACGGGTGCTCGAACGGCGGAGCCCTACGGAGCGCTCTGCCTTTTGGAAAGCCGTGAAGCAGCTCTACACCTTTGTTGAGACAAACTCCCAGGGTGAGACCATGACCTCGCCGGACGAAAGGGAGCCAGCGCAGCCCAAGGCGTCGCGCGCCTTCACCACCTTCGCGGGCAAGGTGGCCAAGTGGGCTGGCCATCCGCTCGCCTTCGCGCTTGGGGCCGCCATCGTCGTCGGCTGGGCCATCAGCGGCCCGTTCTTCGGCTATTCGGAAACCTGGCAGCTCGTCATCAACACGGGCACCACCATCGTGACCTTCCTGATGGTTTTCCTGATCCAGAACTCGCAGAACCGGGACGGGGCAGCCATCCAGGCCAAGCTCGACGAGCTTATCCGGGCGAGCGCGGCCCAGAACCGCTACATCGGTATCGAGAGCCTCACCGAGGAGGAGCTCGACGAGTTGCGGCAGCGCTGCGAGACGCGTGCCAAGGCCGAGTGCCTGGAAGATGTCAGAGCCGCAGCTGACGAGGCCGAGGCAAGGGCACGAGACCGGGCGAGGGAAGCGGCTGAACGGGCCGGCTAGGGGCGTTCTACTTGGCTCGCGAATCGGGTTCTAAATCTATGCGGCTCTCAGGACGACCGGATGCGTGTGTGTGCGCTCCCTTGCGGGTGCTCCCCTCCGATCCTGGCGACGGGTCAGCCGATCGCCTCTTTGCTCGGATTCTGCCCGACATCCACCACGACAAGCCGATGACCCATCGCGGTCTCTAGGGGGCCGGGGGACCCTGGCACCCCGAAACCTATACGGGTGGTCGGGGCCCCCAGCTTTCCTAGCGCCAGGGTCGTGGAACCCGGTAACGCGGTGACGGGTAACAGCGCCCATGGCAGAAACGAGCGGGGCAAAATTCCTCAGCCAAGCCGAGTTCGCCCGACATCGCGGCGTCTCGCGCAAGGCCGTAACCACTTGGAAGCAGAAGGGATTGCTCGTTCTCGACGGCGCAGGCCGCGTGGACGTAGAGCGCACCGAGTGGAACCTCGACCAGCGGCCGGCCACCTATCGGGGTGGCGTTACCCATCGCCCGGTGAGGGCCAAGGACGGTAACAACGCCTCCCACGCCGAGGCTGCTCCGAAGCCGGCGCCGAAGCCTGCTCCCGAGCCTCAGCCACGCCCGGCGCCCCTTGATGGCGACGGCGGCCAGGAAGACGACTTCGACCCCGACGACCCCAACCTGCCGACGGCCATCGCGGTCCGGCGCAAAGAGAACTGGCTCGGCCTCCACCGGAAGCAGATCGTCGAGCGGGACGGCAGCAAGCTCGTTGACCGGCCCGCGGCCGAGTCAGCGTTCTTCGAGGAAGGCCGGGCGCTCCGAGATGCTTGGCTGGCGTGGCCGGCCCGGGTCGCGATCGAGATGGCCGACGAGCTCAAGATCGAACCGAGGCAGCTGACGCCGGTCCTGACCGCCTATGTCAAAAAGCACCTCACCGAACTCGGTGAGCCCTCCGCCGGCGAGTTCGGCTGACACCGCGAGCCTGCGCAGCGCGTGGCGGCGCGGTCTGACACCGCCCCCGGATCTCGACGTGGTGCAGTGGGCGGAGCGGTATCGCCGGCTGAGCAAGGAGAGTTCGAACGGCGGCCGGTTCATCGCCTCGCGTGTCGAGGTAGCGCGCGGTCCCATGCTGTGGGCGACCGAGCCGGGCGTCAGCAAGATCACGCTGATGGCCTGCACGCAGCTCCTGAAGACCACGTGCATCGAGAACATCGCGGGCCGCTTCATCCACGTCGAGCCGTGCCCGATCCTCGGCGTGTTCCCGAAGGACGACGCAGCAGAGACCTTCTCGAAGGACCGGCTCGCGCCGATGATCCGCGACACGCGGGTGCTGCGCGACCTGTTCGGGGACGCCAAGTCACGGGACTCGGGCGCGACCCTGACGCACAAGCAGTTTCCCGGCGGCCACATCACCCTCGTGGGCGCCAACAGCCCGACCAACCTCGCCATGCGGCCGATCCGGCTGCTGGTCTGCGATGAGATCGACAAATACCCGCTCTCGGCCGGCGGCGAGGGCTCGCCCATCGACCTGGCCGAGGAGCGGCAGGCCGAGTTCAAGGCCAACAGCTTGACGGTGGTGGCCTGCTCTCCGACGATTGCGGGCCGCTCTGCGATCGAGGCAAGCTACGACGAGAGCGACCAGCGCAAGCCCTACGTCTGTTGCCCGCACTGTCCGACCTGGCAGTCGATGGAGTGGGAGCAGGTCCGCTTCGATAAGGACGAGGGCGGCAAGATCATCGCCGCCTCGGCACGGTACGAGTGCGTCAGTTGCGAGCAGCCCTGGACCGAGGCGCAGCGCCTCGTTGCGCTCCGTAAGATCGAATGGCGGCAGACGGCCTCGTTCACCTGCTGCGGCGAAAACCAAGTGCCCGAGCAATGGGCGCCCGAGGCGCACGGGGTGCGGCGGGCCCTCTGTCGATCCTGCGGCTGTGAGGCTGTCCCGAACGACCACGCGGGCGGGCAGGCCTCCAAGCTCTACGCGCCGAAGCAGACCATCAAGGAGACGGTCGCGAAGTTCGCGCGGGCGCTGCGACGGGGACCGGAGGCGTTGCGGACCTTCTTCAACACGCAGCTCGCTAGGACGTGGAAGGAAGGCGCCGACGCCCCGGAGTGGCAGGACGTCTACTCACGGCGCGACGACTACCTGACGGGCACGGTCCCGGCCGGCGCGCTGATCCTGTTCGCCGGTGCGGACGTGCAGAAGGACCGCCTCGAGGTCACGGTCTGGGGCTTCGGCCGCAACCGCGAGCGCTGGCTGATCGAGCACCGGGTGCTGACGGGCGACACGAGCCGGTCCGAAGTCTGGACCGAACTCGAAGCCATGTTCAGCGAGACCTGGGAGCACGCCAGCGGCTCCGAGATGATGGTGCGGGACTGGGGCATCGACTCCAGCGCCTTCACTGCCGAGGTCTACGCCTTCGTCCGGTCCCAGGCTGGGCGCGGCAACGTCCACGCGATCGATGGCCAGGACAGCTACTCGGGCGCCTTCCTCGGCCTCGGCAACAAGGACTCGACAGCCAAGGGCAAGAAGCTCCGCCGCGGCCTGAAGACGGTCCGGGTCGGTGCCTCGTTTGCCAAGCAGGAGTTGATGGGCTGCCTCGGCTTGCAGCGCCCCTCGGGCGAGGCGCCGTTCCCGGCCGGCTTCGTCCACCTGCCGCGAGACATTCCCGAGGACGGTGTCCGGCAGCTGACCGCCGAGGAGTTGGTGGTGAGCGTCAGCCGCGGTCGCACCCGGCGTGAATGGGTGCCGATCGGCGGACGCCGCAACGAGTGGCTGGACTGCGCGAACTACGCCCGCGGCCTCGCCGCCATGCGCGGCTGGGACCGCTGGCGCGAGACGCACTGGCGCGGCCTGGAGGATGCCCTCGGCATCCAGAGGACCACGATTGCACCGGCGGCTGACATCGCGACCCCGGCCGTAGCTGCTGGCTCGCTGGCTGACCGCAACCTGAAACGCATGGCCCCGCGCAGTCGGGTCCGCAGCCGAACGAGGTAGAGCATGGCGGACGATCCTGCCCGCGATCTCGCGCGGCTACGCAAGCAGATCCGCGACCTGCAAGACGTGATGGCTTCCGGTGTGGTGACTGTCGAGAGTCCCGATGGAGGGCGCGCGACCTACCACACCTACGCAGAGAAGCGGCAGGCGCTGAGCGACGCTAAGCAGCGGCTCGCTGTCCTTGAGGCGCAGGTGGGCAGCAGCATCGCCCGACGCCGCACCCGTCAGATCGTCGTTACGGGCCGCAGCGGGTGGTGAGCGTGCCCAGCTACGGCAACGGCTACCGCAACGTCAGCGTGACCCTGAAGGGGAGCGCCGCCCCGACCCCGCTCGCGATGAGCCTTTCGGGTGAGGGCAGCGGCGCCCTGGCCGAGAGCGGCCCCTACGACGTGGCCGGCGGTGTCGGGCGGCGCTCGCGGTCCTGGCGCGTCGGCTCATGGGGCCCGAACGCGGCGATCACCTACGCGCTCGACGAGCTGCGCCGGAAGTCGCGCGATCAGGCCCGCAAGAACCCCTATGCCGGCGCCGCGGTCGACAAGCTCGTCTCGAACATCATCGGCACGGGCATCACCCCGCGCTCCATCGCCAAGCGGCCGACCGACGGCCTGTCCCCGGAAGAGGCGAAGCGGATCAAGGCGGAGGACGCCGCTTTCCGCGCCGAGATCCAGCGCCTGTTCCTCGCCTGGACCGATGAGGCCGACTCTGTCGGCGCCCACGACTTCTACGGCCTTCAGGCAATCGCCGTTCGCGGCATGATCGAGGGCGGCGAGACCTTCGTCCGCCTGCGCACCCGGCGCGCCTCCGACGGCCTAACCGTGCCGCTCCAACTCCAGGCGATCGAGGGCGACCACTGCGACCACCTGAAGACGGACGCGAGCAACCGCATCCGTCAGGGCATCCAATACGACGCGATCGGCCGGCGGATCGGCTACTGGCTCCGCCGCGAGCATCCCGGCGACGCCATCATCACACCGACCGGGATGGAGGAAACACTCGTCCCGGCTGCCGACGTTTGCCACCTCTACCGGGCGATGCGGCCGGGGCAGGACCGCGGCGAACCCTGGCTGGCTCGCGCCCTGCGCACCCTCTACGACCTCGACGGCTACCTCGACGCCGAACTCGTCCGGAAGAAGAACGCCGCCCGCTTCGTCGGCTTCATCAAGCGCATCCTCGAAGACGGGAGCGACAGCGCGCTCGGCGGCGGCCCGCTCGGCACCGATGCCCCGGATGACGATGGTGCGGCCGGTCTCGACCTCGAGCCCGGCACGCTGCAGGTCCTGGCCGACGGCGAAGACGTCACCATGACGAACCCGCCGGACAGCGGGCCGAACTTCGACGCCTACCTGCGCACCGCGCTCCGCGGCGTCGCGGTGGCCGCGGGCCTACTGTACGAGGAGCTGAGCGGCGACTACGGGCAGCTGAACGACCGGACCCTGCGCGCAGCGCTGAACTCGTTCCGCCGCTCGGTGGAGATGTGGCAGCATCATCTGGTCGTGTTTCAGCTGTGCCGGCCGGTCTGGCGCCGCTGGGTCGATCTCGCCCTGCTCTCGGGCGCGCTGAAGCTGCCCGAGGGCATGCGCCGCGAGGACGTCTACGCGGTGAACTGGATCCCGCAGGCGTGGCCGTACATCCACCCCGTGCAGGACGTCGAGAGCAAGACGAAGGAGATCCAGGCGGGCCTGTCCTCGCGCAGCCGGAAGGTTGCCGAGGGCGGCTACGACGCCGAGGAGATCGACGCCGAGAACGCGGCCGACAACCAGCGCGCCGACGATTTGGCTCTCACCTACACGAGCGACGGGCGCAGTGCCGTGAAGGCGCCGACCGCTGCTGAGGCCCCCGAAGACGGCCCGCCGGGAGCCCCCACCGAGGAGCAACCATGACGCGCGCCCTGCACGCCCTCACGGCAGAGCCCTGGGCGATCCGGCCCGACTACCTGCACCACCTCGCCAGCCTCGCGACCCTCGACCGGATCGAGCGCGCGGAGCGGCGCTCAGCCGAGGGCGAGGCGTGGGTCCGTCAGGATCTGCAGGCGACCGTCGGCGGCCCCGTCCGGCGTCTCGACGGCGCACGCTATGCCGTCACGACCGCCGACGGCGTCGCCATTGTGCCGATCACCGGCCCGATCTTCCCCCGCGCCAACCTGATGACCGAGATGTCGGGCAGCGTGTCGGCAACGATGGTGGCGAACGATCTGCGGCTCGCCCAGGCGAACCCCGACGTCGGCGCCATCATGCTGCTGGTGGACTCGCCCGGCGGTTCGCCGACCGGCATGAACGCACTGGCCGACCAGATCTACGCCATGCGGGGGCGCAAGCGCGTGCTCGCCCACGTATCCGGCGCAGCCGCTTCGGCCGCCTACTGGCTCGCGACCGCCGCTTCCGAGTTGGTGGTCGAGAAGACCGGCATGGTGGGATCGATCGGCGTGGTGGCGGCGGTCTCGAAGCAGGTCGAGCCGGACGCCTCCGGCAGCCTCAGCATCGAAATCGTCTCGTCGAGCGCACCGAACAAGCGTCCCGATCCGCAGACCGATGACGGCGCGGCCGAGATCCGGGCCATCCTCGACGGCATCGAGGCGCAGTTCATCGCCGACGTCGCCCGCGGTCGCGGCACCACGGTTGCCAAGGTGAAGAGCGACTTCGGCGCCGGCGGCATGAAGATCGGCGCCGCCGCGGTGGCTGCCGGCATGGCCGACCGCGTCCAGACCTACGAGCGCAGCCTTTCAGAACTGGCCCGCACCGCCTCGACCGAGCGCCGAGCGCGGGCCGCGCGGGGCTGACCCCGCGAAAGCATCCACGGCCGACGAGCCGGGATCCTGGCGCACCAGCGCCTTGTCCACCAACCCGAAGGAAGACGTCATGCCTGGCGATCTCGCTGGCCTTCGTCGCGATCGCGCGAAGGCATCCACCCGCATGTCCGAAATTGCCGCCGCCGCCCGCGGCCGGTCGATGACGGACGACGAATTTCGTGACTTCGAGACCGCTGCCAGCGAGGTGACGCGCCTCGACGGCGAGATCTCCGCCGCCGAGGGCAAGCAGACCGTCGAGGCGAGCACCACCGTCACCCGCGCCGACGCGGCCGAGATCGCGCGCCTGTGCGCCACCGGCGGCGTGCCGAACATGGCCGCGACGCTGCTCGCCGAGGGCGTCGGCGTCGAGGACGCCAAGAAGCGCATCGCGGCGGCGGGCGAGGCCAAGAACCTCGTCGCGCTGGCCCGACGCAAGGACTCGAGCATCCCCGAGGACTTCGCCGCCACCATGCTCGCCGAGGGCAAGGGCGTCGAGGACATCCGCACGGCGCTCTTCGACAAGCTCGTGGCGGCCGAGGAGCAGACCTCGGTGTCCAGCCACGTTCCCGCGGCGCAGGGCAATGCCGGCGCCTCCGCAGCCAAGGCCAGCATGCAGCGTGAGCTCGTGCGGGCCGGTCTGAAGAAGGACGCCTGATCATGGCCCTGCTCGAAACCGCTATCGTCGCCTCGGACTGGCTCAAGTTCGAAGCTGACGCTTACGCCTCGCGCGACACCGCGATCATCGCCACCGGCTCGGGCAAGCTCGCCTCCGGCACCGTGCTCGCGAAGGTCGCCGCCTCCGGCAAGTACGTGCCGGCCGCCGCCTCCGGGTCGGACGGCTCGCAGACGGCCGCCGCCATCCTCGCCTTCCCGGTCGACGCCACGAGCGCCGACGCGAAGGCGGTCATCGTCTCGCGGAACGCCACCGTGAGCCACGCCGGCCTCACCTATGGGGCCACCATCAACGATGCAACGAAGCGCGCGGCGGCCAACGGCCAGCTCGCCGCAGCGGGCATCATCGTCCGTCAGGGAGCCTGATCGATGCCCGACACCATTCTCGACATCTTCAACCAAGATGCGTTCAGCGCTTCGTCGCTGACCGGCACCGTAACCATGGTGCAGAACAACTACGGCCGTATCAACGACCTTGAGTTGTTCCGGCCCGAACCCATCGCGACCACGACCGTCACGGTGATCATCGAAGACGGGGTGCTCAACCTGCTGCCGACCCGCCCGCGCGGCGGTCCGGCCTCGCTCGGCACCCGCGGCAAGCAGCGGCCCAAGGGCTTCGTCGTGCCGCACATCCCGCACGAGGACAGCGTGCTCGCGACCGACGTCCAGAACATGCTGGCGCTGACCCCGCAGGGTTCGGCCGGTCTGGAAACGGTGCTCGGCTTCGTGAACCGCAAGCTGATCACCATGCGGCGCAAGCACGCCATCACCCTGGAAAACCTCCGCATGGGGGCACTCAAGGGCGTGGTGCGCGACTACGACGGCTCGCCGATCGTGAACTACTTCACCGAGTTCGGTGTGACCGAGAAGGTGATCGACTTTGCGCTCGGCACCGCCTCGACCGACGTGCTCGGCAAGTGCCAGGATGTGACCGCGCACATGGAGGACAACCTCCTGGGCGAGACGATGACCGGCGTGCACGCTCTGTGCTCCCCGGAGTTCTTCCGCAAACTGACTGCCCACGCGAAGGTGCAGGAGGCCTTCAAGTACTACCAATCCGGGCCGCAGATCCTGCGCGAGGACGTGCGCCGCGGCTTCGCTTTCGGAGGCATCACCTTCGAGGAATACCGCGGCTCCGCCTCCTACCTGCAGGAGGACGGCACCCGCACCGCGCCGGAGCGCTTCATCCCGGCCAACGAGGTGCGGTTCTTCCCGCTCGGCACCTCCGACACCTTCGTGAACTACTGGTCGCCGCCCGACTTCTGGTCGGCCGTCAACCAAGCGCCCGACATCGGCAACGCCGAGGTGTTCGTGGCCCCGCTCGAGGTGAAGCGGTTCGGCAAGGGAATGGACATCCACACCGAGTCCAACCCGCTTCCGCTGGTGAAGCGCCCGGCGCTGCTGGTGCGCGGCACGACCGCGGCCTGATCGAGCCTGCCCGCCGGCACTCCGTCGGCGGGCGCATCCATCATCCGAGTGCCCGCGTCGCGGGTCACTGAAGCGAGGAGGTCGCCATGCGACTGCGCGAGAAGGGCAAGAAGGACGGCGAGGTCATCAGCCTGGGCTGGGACGAGGCGCAGGCAGCGCTTCGCGCCGGCACACACGAGGCGGCGGACGCTGCCGGCTCCGGCTCGGAGAAGCCCCGCGAGGGCGAGCAGGGCGACGACCTCGACGCCAAGACCAAGCCCGAGCTGGAAGCGCTCGCCAAGGAGCGCGGCCTAGATGTCTCGGCAGCCAAGACCAAGGCCGACCTGATCGAGGCGCTGCGCAAGGCGTGAACGCCTTCACCATCATGGTCAACGCCCAGTTCGAGGATCCCAACCTCGGGCTGGATGCGATCTGGCGCGCGGGCGGTGCTGAGACCGGCCTGCCCGTGCGCGTCCGTCGGCGCTCGCCCGAGGCGATCATCGGCGCGGCCGGTAACCAGTTCGACCTCGACGCCATGCTGATCGACGTGCGCCTGTCCGAGGTGGCGGAGCCGGCCGAGGGCGACGAGATCGACCTTCTAAACGAGGACGCCCAGGTCACCGAGACCGTTCAGGTGATCGGCCTCGCCAAGATCGACACGCGGCGGCTGGTGCGCACCTGTGAGGTGGCGCCCGTGCTGCCGGACGAGCCGGCCGAGGACGACGAGCCGTGAGGTTCAGCGCCACCGTCGCCGACCCACGGGCGGCGCTGCAGGGCACCGAGAAGCAGGTCGCGCGCTCGGTCACCGCCGGCATGCGCGAGATTACCGAGGGCTTGAAGGAGGATTTGCGCGCCGACGTGCGCGAGTCCGGCCTCGGCCAGCGCCTCGCCAACACCTGGCGCGGCCAGACATTCCCGCGGACGGGCGAGAGCGCGGAGGCTGCGGCCTACGTCTCCAGCAACGCCCCGAAGCTCATCGACGCCTTCGACCGCGGCGTCACCATCACCGCGCAAGGGCGCAAGTACCTCGCGATCCCGACCCCGGATGCCGGCGTGCGCCAGATCTCCCGGCGCCGCTCCAAAGGCTCGACTGGCAACACGCTGTCGCCCGCCTCATGGGAGCGCGAGACCGGGGTGAAGCTGCGCTTCGTCCCGAGCAAGTCGGGCGGCGTGCTGGTCGCCGACGCCTTCTACCGGCGGCAAGCTGCCCGCTACCAGGGTCGCAAGTCCTTCCGCGCCATCAAGGAAGCGGGGCCCGACAAGGGCCGATCCTTCGTCGTGATCTTCGTGCTGGTGAAGCAGGTGAAGCTGCGCAAGCGGCTCGACATCGCCACCACCGCCAAACGCTGGGCCGACCGCGTGCCGGGCGCCATTGCCGCGAATTGGGAAGCCTGAACGGGAGGAGCCGCGATGCTGCGCCTTGTGCTCACCGCCCTCACCTTGGCCGCTGGCCTGTCGATCGCTGCAGCCGAGACCCCGCCGAGCATCGCGCCGGGCGTGCCGTCAGGCTCGGGCACGCAGCCGGTGGCCGTCTATGGCGCGGACGGGAAGGTCGTATCCTTCCCAGACCCGGCCGGCATCGTCGTCACCACGATGCCGTTCCGGCGGCTGCACTCGTTGCCGATCCGGCTGAAGGCGCTCGGGACGACGCCGAAGGTGTTCCCGATCGCCCGCCCGGCCGACGCCACGACCTATCGGGTGGTGGTGCCGTGCAACGTCAACATCCGCCTGCTCGGCGCGAAGACGGCTGACGAGGTGCTGACCGACGACAACGGCGTGCTCTATCTCGCCGGCACCGACGTCACGATGGGCACGAGCAAGCCCGATTTCATCATCGCCAAGACGACGGCGGTCCCAGACGGGGACTGCACCCCCGAGATGCACTACGGCATGGGAGGCGGCTGATGCGCGCTCTCATCCGTCTTGCGCTCTGCCTTGCGCTCGCCGCGCCCTTCGCCGTCGAGGCTCGCCCCGTCGGCTACGGCCTGAAGACCTTGCAGGAGCCGGCTGGTCCCCAGGGCGAGCCAGGCCAGGCCGGACCGCCTGGAGCCGACGGCGCGCCCGGATCGCAGGGCGAGCGCGGCCCGCGTGGCAGCACCGGCGCGAAGGGTGAGCCTGGCCAACCTGGCGCCCTGGGTGCGCAAGGGCCGCAGGGTGAACCCGGCATCCCAGGGGTTCCCGGTACAGCCGGAGCCAAGGGGGACAAGGGCGATGCCGGACCACAGGGACCAAAGGGTGAAGCGGGGGTTCAAGGCGCCCCAGGAACCAACGGAGCGCCAGGACAACCTGGTGAGCGAGGCCCAGCAGGCGCGACAGGAGCGGTCGGACAAGCAGGCCCGAAAGGCGATCCAGGCACTCAAGGCGTCGCAGGTGCCCCAGGACTGAAGGGCGAACCCGGTTCGGTCGGTCCGCAGGGGCCGGCCGGCACCCCGAAGCGCGTCGAGGAATACACGGCGGCGGCCGGGACGGGCGGTGTCGCCAACTTCACATGGCCCGCGTGCGCCGCGATGCCCTTCGTCGATCCGATCATCGGCTGGTCAGGCGACCAGATGATTGCGGGCGGCGTGACGTCAAAATCCCCGTCCGGCGCGACCGTGCTGGTGAAGCGCTCGCGCGCCGTCCTTCTCGCAACGAACTCGGCCTTCGAGACGGCGCCCGTGGGCACGCCGCTCTCCGTCCGCGTCATCTGCAACTGAGCGAGCGCCCATGCCGAGCAAGCGCGAGCAGGTGATCGAGGCTGTGGCCGCTCTGGTGAAAGCCGCGCTGCCGAAGGCCGCCCACTACCGCAACGAGGTCAAGCAGCGGGCCATCTCGGCGAACGGCTACGTCAACGTCGATGACGGCGATCCGGGCGAGCCCGAGGTGACGCTGAACCCGACGACGTGGATCTACGAGCACGAGCTGCCGGTCGAGGTCGCCGCCAACGCGACCCGCACCGTCTCCGCCGTGGCTCGGCTCGACACCATGCTCCAGGCCATCGGCACCGCCGTCGCGGCCGACCGCACCCTCGGTGGCCTCTGCGACTTCCTGCAGGTCGCCGCCGCCAGCACCGAGCCGCTGACCGCAGAAGGTGCGCCGGTCTCCCGCCTCGCCGTCGTCGCCATCGTCGCCGTCTACGGCACGACTGACCCCCTGAACTGAACCACCCCGCCAAAGGAGAGACCAATGGGCCGCGCGCGCGGAGCGAACGCCATCATGGCGGCATCGTTCGAGACCACCTACGGCACCCCGCCCAGCACCGGATACCGGAAGCTGCCCTTCGTCTCGTCGAACCTCGGCGAGGAGCAGGGTCTCATCCCATCCGACCTGCTCGGCTACGGCCGCGAGGCCCTGCCGCCCTCGCGCGATGTCATCAACAACGACGGCGACGTGGTCGTGCCGATCGACCTGCGCAACTTCGGCAACTGGCTGAAGCTGTTCATGGGCCAACCGGCCACCACCGCCATTACCGACGGCCAGCAGCACGTCTTCTCCTCGGGCGCCACCAACCTTCCGTCGATGACGGTCGAGGTCGGCCTGCCGGAGGTGCCGAGCTACGGCCAGAACTTCGGCGTCCGCGGAAACACGATGCGCGTGCAGATGCAGCGCTCCGGCCTGCTCACCGCGACGCTGGGGCTGATCGCGCAGGGCGAGAACAAGCTGTCCGCCTCCGGCGCCGGCACGCCCGCCGAGGCGTCGATCGAGCGGTTCTCCCCGTTCCAGGGCGCCATCACCCGCGGCGGCGTGGCGCTCGCCTCCGTCACCTCGGCCGACTTCACCTACAGCAACGGGCTGGAGAAGGTGGAGACGATCCGCGGCGACGGCCGGATCGAGGACGCTGACCCGGGCATGGTGATGATGTCCGGGTCGATCACCACCCGGTTCCGCGACACGGCGCTGCTGGATCAGGCGACGGCCGGCGATCCGGTCGCGCTCACCTTCGGCTGGGTCACCGACGCGGCGCGCTCGCTCGTGTTCGAGGTGCCGGCCGTCTACCTGCCGCGCGCGAAGACCCCGGTGACGGGCCCGAACGGCGTGCAGGCCACCTTCAACTGGCAGGCGGCCAAGGACAGCGTGTCCGGCAAGACCGTCATCGCCACCCTGCGCAACAACGTCACCACCTACTGAGGCGGGCCAACGGCGCCCGCCTACCCCTTTCCGCTCGATTTGGAGACGCACCGGATCCCCACAGGGTATCCGACAGAGGGAAGCCCCTCCTTGGTGCCTCGATCGACCATGTCTGTTGCGAGCGCCTTCATCTCGGCCTGAGCAGCCTCACAAGCGTCTCGCGACGGAAACTCCTGACTGCCGGATGTCAATCCGCCGGTCGAAGAGATCAAAATCCAGAGCATCACGTAGGGCATCGCGGCAGTCAGCACGCCGACCCCTGTTCGATCAAGCCATCACCAAGGATCCTCGCATGCTCAGACTGCCAGTTCCGGCGGACGAATTGTCCTGGCTCGACCTGCTGCCCGGCGTCCGCGTCAGGGTCCGATCCGCGACGCCTGCCGCTATGATCGCCGCCCGCGCTGAGGCCGGGCAAGCATACCGGCCGGAGCATGCGCCAGAGGGCGAGGATGCGCCCGACAACCGGCGCTGGAACGCAGCCGAGCTGTTGGTGCGAGCCCTGGCCCGGTACGCCATCGCCGAGTGGGAAGGGGTCGGCAGCGCCGAGGGCGAGCCGGTCCCGGTGACGCCCGCGAACGTGGACGGCCTGATGAAGGTCTGGCGCGTGTTTGACGCCTTCGATCGTCTCTATGTCATGCCGGTGCTCGCCGAGGGCGAGGAAAAAAACGGCTGATCGCCCTCGCGAAGTGGCACTTTGGCGGGGGCGCCGACTACTGCCGCGCCTGCGAAGACGTCTGCGAGGGCTGCCCCTACACCGAGCATGCACCGCAGACCGCGGCCGGGCATGTCGCCTGGGCCGTCGTCGAGCGCTGCGGCGGTCAGGTCCGAACGCATTTCGGCGGGGTCTACGGCCTCGACTTCACGGCCGTCCTGATGATGGCCGCCGCGATGGGCGCGCCAAGCGCCCTGCTCTCCGAGATCCTTCCGGCGATCGAGCCGGTTGTCGTGGCTGCGTATCGCGAGGGCACTGAGAATGCCGACTAACATCGCCGTTCGCATCCAGGCTGAGGGGGGCGCCGAGCTTCGGCGCACCTTCGAGGAAGCCGGCCGCGCCGGGCAGGATGCGTTCCGGCAGGTCGGCACGGCCGCTGATCAGGCGGGCGCCGCCACGGATCGGCTGACGCAGAAGGCACGGGACGCTGCGACTGCTGCGCAGCGAACGGCATCGGCCCCCTCTGCGGGTCAGCCGACCGCTAGCGCCGCCACGATGCGCGAGGTCGAGCGAGTTCGCTCCCGTCTCGACGAGGAGTATCGCAACGCTCGGCAGCTCGACAGGGATCTCGGCGTCATCGAGCGCGGCACGGCCTCCGGCAGCCTGTCGGCGGATTACGCCGCGCGGCTGCGCGGGCTGGCCGAGACTCGCTATGGCGGGCCGGGGAACGACAACAGCCCAACGCGACGCGGGCTCGATGCCTACCAGCGCCGGGATCTGATGTATCAGGGCGGTGACGTCGTCGCCTCGCTTGGATCCGGCGCCGGCATCGGGACCGTTGCGTTCCAGCAGGGACCGCAGATCCTTCAGGGCCTCGCCGGTGGCGAGGGCGGCCTGTCCGGCGGACTGAAAGCGCTGGGTCAGAGCGCGCTCAGCCTCGTCACGCCGCTGACCGTCACCGCAACGGCGGTCACAGCCCTCGGCGGCGCCTTTCTCTACGCCGGCAATCAGGCCGACAAGGACCGGGAAGTTCTGGAGCGGGCGACGCAGGGCATCGGTCGAATGACCGGTGCCACGACGGGCCAGCTCGACGCGCTCGCGAAGGCGAATGCGGAGGCCGGCAAGGTCTCGACGTCGACTGCCCGCGAGATCGTGGCCGGTTACGCCTCGACCGGCCAGATCGCGCTCCCCGTGATTGCGGACCTGACGCGCGTGACGTCCGACTATGCGCGTCTGCTTCAGATCGACGTGGCGGCAGCGACCTCCGACCTCGCCCGCATGTTCGCCGATCCGGCCGCGGGCGCGGACGAGTTGGCGAAGCGCATCGGTGGCCTCGACGACCGCACCCGGCAGTTCATCCAGACGCAGATGGAGCAGGGCGACCGCTCCGGCGCCCAGGCGACCGCGGCCGACTACCTGCGCAGCACGGTCGAGGCGAACACGAGCGCCACGACGGGATGGGCCGCCGCCTGGGATCGGGCAAAGGCCGCCGCAGACGGGTATTGGGAAGCCGCGAAGCGCATCGCCGGCATCAAACTCGGCATCGTGCCGGAGGGGGCGCAGGAGGCGGTCGACCGGCTCAACAAGGAGATCGAGAAGACCAATCAGATCCGGCAATTCAGCGGTCTTCAGCCTCTCGGCCTAGGCGACAAGTCCGTCCGCGAGCGCGACGCCGCTGCCGTCGTCGCTGATACCCAGCGCCGCGAGGCTGAGGCCAAGGCCGCGGAGGAGCGCGCGAGTTCAGCCTCTCGGATCGCCGGAGACATCGCTCGCAACATTGACCCGCAGACCGCCGCCTATGGCCGGCTCCGGAAGCAGCAGAGCGACTTGCGCGACGCGCTTGCCGACCCGCTTGCCCGGAACAAGCTGGCCGACTTCGACCAGACCGAGACCGCCTACCGCGCCACGACGCGGGCGATCGAGAGCCTGACCGACGCGAACGGCAAGCTGATGTCGTCAGAGGAGATGGTGCGCCGCCAAGACCAGCTTCGGCTGGACGCCGTGAAGGCCAAGACCGCGGCGGAGAAGGCCGACGTCGCCGAGCGGCAGAAAGCCTTTGATCTCGTCGGCAAGACCATCACCGGCAGTGACGCTCGAGGCCAAGTCGAGCGTGCCGGCATCCTGGCGCGCGCCGAGGCTGACTCGAAGAAAAGCGGGGGCGGGTCTGACAAGGAGAAGCGGGACGACTACGACCGCGCCGTTCGATCGACCGAGGATCGCATCCGCCGGGCCAGCGAGCAGGCCGAGACCTACGGCATGGGGGCCGAGGCGATCGAGCGCTTCCGGGTGCAGCAGGAACTGCTGACCGCTGCCCAGCGCGCCGGCCGAGACGTCACGCCCGAGCTGACGCGCCAGATCGAGGAATATGCGAACAAGGCTGGGGACGCCGCGAAGCGGAACGAGGAGACGCGCGAGAGCCTGCGCGACGTCGACAATCTCCGCGGAGCCGGCTCCGACGGTGTCAGGTCCCTGGTGCGGGATCTGGGCGATGCCCGGAGCGGCGCGGACATCCTCGGGAATGCCCTGGGCCGCGTGAAGCAGCGCGTGCTCGACCTCGCGTCCGACAGTGTCGCGGAGCTGTTGCTCGGCAAGCGCGGATCGGCTGGCTCGGGCCTGTTCGGCGGCGGGGGCGGCATCGGCAGCTTGATCTCCGGCCTGTTCGGGGGCGGTGGCGGCGACTCACCCACCGGCGGCGTCCGGCTCTTCGATGTCGGTGGCTTTACGGGCCACGGCGAGCGCTACGATGTGGCGGGCCTCGTCCACCGCGGCGAGGTGGTGTTCTCGCAGGATGATGTGGCCCGGCACGGCGGCGTGGCCGCGGTCGAGGTAATGCGTCGGAGCGGAGGCCTCCGCGGATATGATGGTGGCGGCATCGTTGGCCGCGACGCCTTCACGATGCCGAGCGCGGCGGCGATGCGTCCGGCCAACGGCAACGGGGTGCCGGCGATCAACTTCATTGACCAGCGTCCGGCTGGATCACCGGAGATGGAGCCTTCCGTAAAGCGTCGCTCGGACGGCAGCCTTGATGTGATCGTGCGCACCGTCGAGGGGCGCATGGGCCAGCGCGCAGCCGGCGGCCAGGGTCCCTTCAAACAGGCGGCGGGCGGTGCCGGCTTCCGGAACGGCTGACGCATGGCGATCCCATCCTGGCCGTCCACGCTGCCGGAACTGCGCGGGCTGGCCTCGTCCGGCGGCACGCGCAGTCTCCACCCGGCGGCACAGGAGACGCAGTTCGACGACGGGCCCTCGCGTCGCCGCCGTCGGCAGCTCTTCGTCACCACGCCGCTGAACATGACCCTCCGGCTCTCGCCCGAGGAGTTCGTGATCTTCAAGGCTTTCCACCTCAACGACCTGAACACGGGGGCCCGCCGCTTCACCGCGCCCGTGCTGCTGCCGGACATGAGCATCGGACAGCGGGTCTGCTCCATTGAGGGCGAGGTCACATGGTCCGCGCCCCAGCGGTCTCGGTACGTCGTGACCTTCACCCTCATCGTTCAGGATTGGTGATCGGATGACGCTGAGCGCGGCCCTGCGCGAGGCCTACGCCTCGGGCGACGACGAGGGCGTGATCGTCGAGACGCTTGAGGTGGATCACGCCTCGCTCGACGCCGCCATCCTGATGATCCGGAACGTGGACGGGCAGCTCGGCGAGCCCGGCGAGACGGTGAACCTGCCGCTGGTCGAGGGAGGGCCGCGCGTCCCGCACCTGCTCTGCGCTTTCGAGGTAATCGGCCCCGGAGCCGACAGCGACGGCCCGACCGAGGGCAAGATCCGCATGGACAACGTGTCGGACCTCTTCCACGAGTTGCTGAAGGGCGCCATCGGCTACGACCAGGCCATCCGGGTCACGATCCGGTTCTATCGGGTGCTGCCGGGCCGGCTCGACGCCGTGACGGGCCCCGACGACGACAGCTTCACCGGCCTGGAGATGACGGCGGTCGAACTCTCGGCCGACAGCGCCGAGGGCACGATCGCGTGGCCGGACGGCCGACAGCAGAACGTGCCGAGCGGCCCCGACGCCTTCTTCGACCGAACCAGCTACCCGGCCCTGTTCACGTGAGCGACCGCGCCGCCTTCCTGCGCCGCTGGCGAGGGGCCGCCTACGACAAGGTCGAGCGGAATTGCTGGTGGCTCGCCGCGCTGGCGGAGGCCGAACTATTCGGCCGCACCCTGCCGGCGGCTGACCCGGCCCTCGTGGCTGACATCCGCGCCCGCGCCCAGACCATGGCGACCCACCCGGCCCGCGCGGAGTGGCGCGAGATCCTCGCGCCTGTCGACGGCGCTCTCGTGCTGATGGGCAAGGTCGCCGGCGCCGAGACCCATTGCGGCGTCTACCTCGCCCAGGATGGCGGGCTGATCCTGCACACCGACGAGCGGCACGGCGTGGTGCTCGACCCGCCCCTCGAACTTGCCGCGGCCCGCCGCTGGCGGCTGACGTACCTGATCCCCGCCTGAGCAGAGGCGTCATGATGGTTGCATGCGCTAATCGCGTGAGCGGTAGCTCCGACGTGCGCCAATTCGATTGTAGTCCGCCGAGGTCGTGTTCGCTGGCGTACCCTCGGAAGGCATCTGCTTCGCCGGAGGCAGCTTGCCGATTTTGAGTATCGTGAGCCCAACGAAGTGGCCCCGTCGCCATGCTTGTTGGACATTGAAAATCAGGTCCCGGCCGACCACCCTGATGTTGAACGCATCGGGTATCGTCACCTCAGATGACAAGGCTACTTTCATTCCAAGCCATGAAACATCCTTGATCGAACAGGGTATTTCCTGTCCATCAGGCAGGCGTATGATTGATATCCAGTTTACATCTGTCCGCTCAAAGGCGCGATTTGTGATTTCTGACATGGCTATCGTGCGTAGGCGTTTCGTATAACTAAATTTGCGTCTGTTAATTCTAAGTTAATGACCTAATCATGAGATTTTGCATTGTGGTGTTCAATACAAAAGGCATTTTGTATGCTTCCATACAATCTAAGTTCTAGGCCGCTCTTATCTATAGAAGTTGCATGACCCTCATCGTCACCGCGAACATCGCCGGTCAGACCCGCGGCGAGCCCGTGCGGCTGCCTGATCGCCGCCGCCGCCGGCTCTCCACGATCGTCGCCCGCCACAAGCCGCCGCCCGGCCGCCGGTTCATCGTCTCCGTTCACCGGAAGGGCGAGACCTTCCTGCGGCCGACGGACGGGAACACGCGCCTGCGCGCGAAGTGGTCCCGCACGCTCGTCGGCCCCGACGACGTGGTACTCATCACCGTGTCGCCGCTCGGCCGGGGTGTCGCCTCCATCGGCCTCGCCATCGCGTCGATCGCGCTGATCGCCGTGGCGCCCTACGCCGCGCCGGCCCTCGCCGGGGTGCTGGGCGGGGCTGTGTCCGTCGGCGCCGTGCAGGCGGGCCTCGTCATCGGTGGCGTCGCCCTCGGCTACGCCGCTCAGGCCTCGGCTGCGGCCAAGAAGAAGACCGAGCGGAGCCTGTTCAGCGTCACGGGTGGCGGCAACGTGCCGAAGCCCGGCGCGCGCAAGCCGCTGCTCTACGGCCGGTGCTGGTCCACCCCGCCGCTCAGCCAGAAGGATTTCATCACCTACGACGGCGACACCATGGTGCTGACCAAGCGCATGACGCTCGGCATCGGTCGCTTCCAGATCCACGCCGTGCATGTTGGCGAGGCGGTGTTCTGGCTCGAAGGCGGCGGCATCCAAGCCCCCTTCAACTCGACGGATGGCACGTTCGGGACGCAGGTCGAATTCCTGTACGGCCAGCCCTCGGCCATCGCACCGGGCGACGTCATCTCCTCTCCCTCCGTCGGTGGGCAGGAAATGCTGCGGCCGGGCGGCAATCCTGAGTGGACGCCGTGGTTCCGGCTGACCCCGCAGGGCGTCACCGCCGATGCGGCACAGATGTCGTGGACCTATCCGGCGATCTACCGGGTGTCCTCGCAGGGCCGGCAGGCTCCGACCGTGGCCGGTGTCATCTTCCAGGCGCGCGAGATCAACCTGAACACGGGCGAGGTGATCGGGCCCGAGTTCGTGCTGCACAACTCCAGCGAGGGCGCCACCGCGCTGACCACCACGCCGCTGCGCCGGTCGGCCTACGTCCGGCTGCCGAAGAACGGCGCCTTTCAGGTGCGCGCACAGAATGCCTGGCCGGAGGCGGTCGGGTTCGAGCAGAAGAACGCCGCCTCGTGGGACGAGATGGCCGCGATCAAGGACGATGTCCGGATCCGCCCGAACACCACCGAGATCGTCATGCGCGTACGGGCCGGAAAGGGCCTGACCGTCACGGCCTTCTCCGAGATCTGGGTCGATGCCACCCGCATCGTGCCGGTGTGGAACGGCTCGGCCTGGGTCGAGCAGGCGGAGCGTAAAGCGGTCTGGGCCTTCGCTGACCTTGTGCGCTCGCAGCACGGTCTCGCCCTGCCGAACGGCTTCGACGCGGACAAGGCCATCTACTACCACCACCTGCTCGATGCGAACGACACCTTCGACGGCGCGCTGCCCGAGGTGTCCTCATTCTGGGAGGCCGCCTCCGAGGTGCTGCTGCCGCTGCGCTGCGATCCGGTGAAGGTCGGGCCGGTGCACTCGTTCGTGCGCGACGAGAGCCGCGCCGAGCCGCGCCACGTGCTCACCCGACGGCAGATTGTGCGCGACAGCGCCGGCGCGACCTTCAAGACGAAGGTCGAGGGCGGCGATGTCATCGTTGAATTCGATCGCGACGGCGACCCGCGCCGGCCCGACGAGGTGCGGTTCAGCTACGGCCCGGCCACGCGCACGCCGAAGCGCTACCGCGTCAACGGCATCCGCGACGGGCTGCACGCGCTCAAGCACGCGACGTGGCTGGCGGCGGTGGCCGTCTTCCGCGGGGCCGAGCGGCGCATCACCACCGAGTGGGACGGGCGCCTCGTCTTCCCTGGCGATCACGTCCTCTCGGATCTGTGGTTCTTCAAGGGCAAGCAGACGTTCGGCGTAGCCTCCGCCTCGGGCAACGTGCTGGCCCTGGACGTGACGGCCAACGTGCCGGCAGAGTGGGGCTACGGCTCCATCCGGCAGCGCGACGGGCGGGAGTGGGGCATCCTGCGCATGCGCGGCGTTGGCCCGCGCGGGCTCGAGCTGCACCCCGACGACGTGTCGGCGCTTGAGGCACAGACCGGCCGCAGCCTCGCCAACGTGTTGTCGCGCGACAGCCAGGATCCCACCACCGTCGTCATCGGCGAACTGACCGAGCTGCAGGAGACCTACGTCGCCCGCTCGGCGATCCCCAGCGATGCCGACCACGTCCAGATCGAGATGGTGGCCGACGACCCGCGCGTCTGGCAGCTTCTCGATGAGCAGGTGATCGCCCCGGCGCCGATCAACGCCGACAATCTTGCCGAGCCGCTGATCCCGCAGATCTCGGTGCTGCACGCTCGCTGCGAGCGGATCGAGACCGGCATCGAAGTCGTGTGGGGCGTGTCCGTCACGCGAGGCGCCCGCAACTACGAGGCCGACATCTCCTATGATGCCGGAGGCACCTGGGAGGTGCTGTCGCCCTATGGGCCGGCATCGAGCGGCCGGGCGCAGATGCGGCAGTCCGACAAGCCGGTGACGGTTCGCGCTCGCGCCTCCGGGCGTACCGGCCTGCCGGGCGACTACGTCTCGACCACGTTCACCACCGTCGCGCCGATCGTGGACGGCGGCCTCGTCGACATCACCAACCTTGAGCCGATCCCCTACGAGAAGCTGGGACCGGACGCGCAGGGCAAGATCACCGAAGCGCAAGCGCGGGCTGACGCGGCACAGGAAGCCGCCGACGCGGCGCAGGCGAGGGCCGATGCGGCGCAGGCCGCGGCCGACGAGGCCGGACAGGAAGCGCAGGAGGCGGTTGCCCGTGCCAACGGGCGTCTGGACGATTTGCGCCGCGCGCTCGCCGCGGACCCATCCGTGCGGATCGGGTTCGTCGATGCCGTCATGGGCGACGTCCGCAAGGACATCTCGCTCCTGAACGAGGCGACCTTCCGGCTGCTCGCCGACGTGGTGACCCTGCGCGACAATCAGGCGGCGGCCGGTATCGAGATCCTGCCCGACGAGGGCCGCGTGCGCATCGCTGCCGTGGCGAAGCTGGAAGCAGAAACCGGCGAACGCCTCACCTCGCTTGCGGTCACCGTGGACGCGCTCAAGGGGCAGATCGACCTTTACGGATCGGTCCAGGGCAAGGACGTGTCGGGTCTGGTGACCGACATCAACGCCGTTCGTGTGCGGCTCGACGCGGTGGCTGCAACCGTTTCGACGCTGGTGACCTCGGCGCAATTCAATGCGCTGGGCGCTCGTGTCGGGACGGCCGAGCAGACCCTCAGCGCGCAGGCCGCGGAGATCGAGCAGCGTGCCACGCTCGCGACGGTCGATGCACAGGGCACCCGCTTGACCACAGCGGAAACGCGGATCTCGGCCGCCGAGGGCAGCATCCGCAATGTCGTCACCGCCGCCGGCACGGGCGCCGTCGATCTGCCGCTGATGATCGGCACGCTGGCGCAGATGCTCGACTACCTCGGCGAGCAAACTGGATCGCTCCATGAGCACGTCGCCCGCGCCGAGACCGCCACCTCCGCCAACTTCGACGAGGCGGGCCGATCCGTCGCCGAGGTGTCCACGCGGTTGCTCGCCTTTCAGGGCGATGCTGCGGCGCAGTTCGTCAGCGTTACGCGCGCCATTGCCGGCAACGGCGAGGCCTTGGTGCAGGCCCAGACGCTGCTACAGGCGCAGATCGGGCAGGTCTCGGCCAGCCTGACGCGGGAAGAGCAGGCTCGCGTCACCGCCGACAGTGCAACGACGACCCGCCTCGACGGTGCGGTGTCTCGCATCGGCACGGCCGAGGCTCGCATCGCGGCGGAAGAGCAGACGCGGATCAATGGCGACAGCGCGCTAACCCAGCGTGTCGACGTCGCAATCTCGCGGATCGGCACGAACGACGCCAGCATCACCAGCCTGGGAAAGACCGTCGCGGACAACCAGAGTGCGGCGGCCTCGCAGTTCCAGGGGGTGAGCGCGCGCTTCGGTGCGGTTGAGGCGAACGTTCAATCGCTCACCACCGCCTATACGATGGCCGACAGTGCGCTCACTCAACGTATCGACGCGACGGTTGCCCGTGTCGGAGGCGTTGAGACCAGCGTCGTCACTGAGCGCACCGCTCGGGTGAATGGTGACAGCGCGCAGGGCCAGCGCACGGATGCCGTCGTCGTCCAGATGAACGCAGACCGCGCCTACTTCCTGGCCTCTGAGCAGGTTCGGATCGACAAAGAGGGCGCGTTCACTCAGCAGGTCAGTGGCCTCGGCGCGCGCGTCGGTGGTGTCGAGGCTAACTTAGTCACGGAACAGAAAGCGCGTGCCGACGCGGTGAGCGCGCAGGCAGATCGCACGACCCGCCTCGAGGCGCAGACCAATAGCGACCGGTCCTACTTCCTGGCTTCGGAACAGGCCCGGATCAACGCTGAGGGCGCGCTCAGCACGCAGGTCAGCGGGCTCGGCACGAGGGTTGGAAACAACGAGGGCGCGGTCAACCAAGTCTCCACCGCGCTCTCGAACACCGTCCAGGCACAGGCTGGCACCAACATCGATCTGTATGCCCGCTCGGATGCGGGTACGGCCGCCGGTCGGATCAAGTTCGAAGCGATCTCAGCGCCGGGCGGCGTTACGGCTCGCTTCGGTATACAGCTCTCGACAGAGCGGGGCGGCCAGTATGTGAATGCCGGCTTCTTCATGGACATCTTGCCGAACGGTCAGCGACGGACTGTTTTTGACGCGAACCTCATCGCCTTCACTGCCAACGGCGGCATAACCTACCCGTTCCTGTTCGACGGGCAGACGCTATACGTTCCGAACCTCGTTCTGACGTCAGGGCAGGCATCAACGCCTTTGCGGTCTGACATCGGCTCTTACACGCTCGTTGCCGGGCCGGGGACGCTCAACAACGCGATCGACGCCAATCTCAACTTCGTGTTCCGGGTCACCAATCCGGATTTCCCCTCCATTCTGAACCTGTTCGGCAAGGTGACGGTCTCGGGGCCAAACACTTCCCTGCTCGGTATGCGCATCCTCATTGACGACGAGATGGCCGGCTTCATCCAGTTCAACGGCAACTCGGACCGGTTCGCGGGCGGCACAAATCCGCAGGCGCAGTTCTTCGGGCAATGCGTTCGCTACCTACCGGCCGGGGATCGGCGCGTGCGCATCCAATACAGCTACACGTCAACCGACGGCGGCGGCCGAGTGCAGATCGACGAACTCCACATCGCCGGCTTTACGCCGCGCGCCTGAGCGCCGCCACACCTTCCGCCAGCACCCGCGAACAACCCCGCTCCGCCACCCCTCGCTTCTGAGGACGCTTCCCTATGCCTCTCTACGGCCCCTCGACCGCTACCGCGACGGTTGCCGCGAACACCAACTCGGTGGCGATCACCGGCATGGATCTGAACGCCGTCGTGCAGCAGGGCATGACGATCAACTTCGGCGCTCGCGACCGGGCTGTCGGCGACGCCTGGATCATCAACACGGTGGTCCCGAACGGCACCAACGGCGGCACGCTGACCACTGCGGGCAGCATCCCGACCGCCTACAACAGCGTGCCCTTCCTGATCGACACGCGCGGCTTCAACGGCACAGACTCCAGTTTCGCTGCGGCAGTGAGCCTCAAGCTGCTGGCGACGCTCACCAACCTGCTCGGCTCGGCGACCAACCTGTTCGCAGGCTCGCGCCAGCTCGTGCTCGACAAGGTGGCGAGCACCGCGATCGGGCGCATCGCCTTCGCCGTCGCCGGCCGAACCTGGGGCGATCTCGCCCATCGCGCGCTGTTCTACACTCCGTCCGGCGGGGCGACGACCGGCGTCGAGACCATGGCCCTGCGCGCTTTCCCCGACGGCGCCACGCCGCAAGACGCCCTGCTGATCGATCTCAGCACCGGCACGGGCGACCTGCGCAAGGGTGCCGCCACGATGGTGGCAGATTCGACCGTCGATCTCGGCTCGGCCCCCATGGGCAAGGTCACGATCAACGGCGCAGCCACCATCAATTCGTTCGGGGCCGGCCGGCACCTCGAACGTCTCGTGCACTTCGTGAATGCAGGCGCGACGCTGGTCCACAATGCGACGAGCCTCAGCCTCCCCGGCGGCGCGAACATCGTCGTCCAGGCCGGAGATCGACTGCACGCGACGTCGGACGGGTCCGGCAACTGGCGAGTGCACGGCTACAGCCGGGCGGCCCTCGCCCCGATCGCCGGCCCGATGATCGCCTACACGCCAGCGATCACCCCGACCGCGGGCACCATCACCAGCATCTCGAGTGCCGTCGGGCGCTACCAGATGATCAACAGCAAGCTCTGCTTCGTGGCTGTCGATGTTCGCATCAACCAAGCGGGTAGCGCCAGCGGTGGAGCGGCGTTGGTCAAGCTGCCGTTCCTCGCACGGGACTTCGCGCACGGCCCCGGTCGCGAGGGCGCCGTGACCGGCGAAACGCTGACGGCGATTACTTCGGCCTCCTCCGACACTGCCTATGTTGTGAAGTTCAACAACGTGGGCCCAATCGCCAATGGCGTGCAGATCGCCTTTACGATGCTTTACGAGGTTGCCTGATGAAAGCGCAGTATATCGAAGGCGGCATGGTCCGCGTCACGCTCGATGCGGACGAAGAGCTTGCAACGCTCGTCGGGCCTGTCGAGGCTGACATTGCACCGATGCCGGGCCTGCTGGTCTGGGATGCGCTGCGTCTCGCCGGCATCGAGCCCATTCCGCCGTCGGCCGTGCCGGCATCTCCCCCGGTCATTTCGGATCGCCAGTTCGCCCAGGCCCTAGCTCTGGCCGGCACCATCACAGAGGCCGAGGCTCTGGCCTGGGCTGCACGCGGAGAACTTCCGCAGGCGATGGAGGACGCGCTCGACCAGATCCCCGACGCGGACAACCTGCGCTTCGGCGCGCGCATGATGCTGGCTGCGGCCACGACCTACGAGCGCAGCCACCCGCTCACCGAGCAGCTGGGCGCCCTGCTCGGATACGACGCCGCGGCGCTCGATGCGCTGTGGTCCCGCGCCGCCGCCCTGTGAGGAGCGATCCATGCTGACCCTGACCAAGACCGTCACGACGACGGAAACGCTCGATACGCCCGAGGCCATTGCCGATCACGTGCACGCCGAGTTCCTGCGGCGCGTCGAGGCGGCACCGTTCAAGCCGGGCGACCGCGTGCGCATCACCCGCCGCGACGGCATCCCGCCCGAGTTCATGACTGGCGACGTTGGCACGGTGATGCTGTGCGATCCTGAGTTCTCGCCGCTCACCACCCTGATGGGCGTGAACGCCTCCGGCATGACGATCCAGTTCCCGGTTCAGACGGCCAACCTCGAACTCGCCTGACGCTGACCCGCTCGCCGCGCCACCCGGCCCGAGCCTGAGACGACCCCTTCACATCGGAGAAGACCATGGACCTGTCGCCCATTGGGCGCGCGGCTCTCAAGTCGCGCGAAGGCGAAGTGCTGACCGCCTACAAGGACAGCGTAGGCGTCTGGACGATCGGCGTCGGGATAACGACGGCCTCGGGCCTCATCACCGTCAGGCAGGGGCTGACGATCACGGCGGCCACCAGCGACGCGCTCTTCACCGAGGCCGTGAAGGCATACGCCAAGCCGGTGAGCGCCTTAGGCGTGAAGCTCGAACAACATCAGTTCGACGCCCTGGTGTCGCTCTGCTTCAACATCGGCCCCGGCGCCTTCGCAGCCTCCACGGTCGCCAAGCGGCTGAAGGCTGGCCACATCGCTGGCGCGGCCGAGGCGATCCTGATGTGGAACAAGCCGGCGGCGATCATCTCGCGGCGCCAGGGCGAGTACGACCAGTTCCGCACGCCCTATGCCAAGGCCATGCCGAAGGCCCGCCGCAACGACAAGGCTCCGGTGAAGGCGCCGTCGTTCATGGCGCCCGAGCCGCCGCCGCCGCCCTCGATCCTACCTGCGCCCGTCCCCGTGTCCCCCGTGGCTGAGAGCGCCGCCAAGCCCGGTCTTCTCAGCGGCTGGCTGGCAGCGCTGCTCCGGTGGGTGTCGTGAACCCGACGACGATCGCCGGGGCGCGCTCGGGCGTGAGCGAGGCGTGATGGCAGCGGGCCGGCGCTCAAGTGGGGGGCCGGCACCGACCCGCCGGCCGCCTGCGCCGAAGCTCTTCAGATCCGGCAGGGCAGCATGAAATCGTGCCCGGCGCTGCGACAGCGCTCAAGCCACGCCTGCGACCTACCCCATTCGTGAACCTGAGCCGGCCGGGCCCGCCGTGCATCCTCCCCATCAGGACCATCACCATGACCCGTGTGCTTCTGCTCGCGGCGCTGGCGCTCGCCTGTGTCGCCTCTCCCGCCCTCGCCGCCGAGGTTGCCACCGTCGGCGACAAGGCCGTGATCCTGCCCTGGGGCGATTGGCTCGTCGCGCTGGCCGTGTCCCTGCGCGAGCCGATCCTGACGATCCTCCTGCCGATCATCGCGGCCTACATCATCCAGGCCATCCGAAAGGTCTACCCGTGGGCGGCCCTGTTCCTGTCGCAGCGGCGGGTCGAGATGATGCTCGAGGCGGCTGTCGGCTTCGGCCTGAACGCGGTGAATGGCGCGGCCAAGGGCAAGACCCTTTCGGTCAACGTCGCGGTGCCGGTCATCGCCAAGGGCACGCAGTACGTCATCGATACCGCGCCGCCCGCGGTCATCAAGGCGGCCGGCGGCGCGGACGGCATCGCGGCCCGGATCTTCCGCAAGCTCGACCTCGACGACCACGCCAGCGAAGCGACCGTGCTCGTTCCGGCGCAGGAGCAGATCGGCGCGGGCACGGTGGATGCCGACGAGCTGCGGCGCATGGACGAGATGACCCGTCGATAGGCAGGAGGGGCACATGCCCGGCTCGAACGGCGCCGCGCGCCGCCCGCTCCTGCCCATGCACTCCGCCGGTCCCTACAGCACCTATCGCCTGTTCGAATGGTGCATGGCGACGATGATGGTGCTGATCGCCTTCACCCTTGCCATGCCCGGCGACACGATGGAGCGAAACGCGCTGAAGCCGATCGCCAACATGGGCTTCAGCGAACCGAACATGGCCCTGATCTTCGGCTGCGTCGGGAGCGTGCGCATCATGGCGCTGTTCCTGAACGGCTACATCAACAATGTCCGCATCGGGCCGAAGGGGGCCTACGCACGGGCCACCGGTGCGGCTGTCGGCTGCGCCATAATGGGCCAGTTCGCGACCGCCCTGGTCTATGATGCCTTCACGGTGGCGCACGCCCCGAGCTTCGTCATCCCCGTGTTCGGGACGCTAGCCGGGTTCGAGGCCATTTCCGTCTACATCGCCGTGCTGGACGGCGTGTCGCGCAAGAGCCGGATCGGCAAGGCTCTGGCGGCACTTGAGGAGGTTCGGGGCTGATGGATTGGCTCACCTTTCTCAAAGACGTGATCGCGACCCAGCAGTTTCTCCAGATCTTCGTCGGCGGCTGCACCATGATGCTGATCGGCTGGATGGTGACACGGGCACGGGGCGATCGCGACCACCTGCCGCCACCGGCTCCTGTCGGCATTGCCGACGTGCCGCCGCCCTTCCTGCAGGGGCCCCGCGAGGCGGTCGACCTGATGCGCGAGCTACGCGACCTCGCCCGCCGTCAGACCGAGGACACCGGCCGGATCGCGGAGTGCGTCCGCGTCATCCGCGAGGAGACGAAGCGGCAGACCGAACTCCTCGGCCTGATCGAGCGCGAGCAGGCGATCGAGAACAGGGCTCATCACGAGCGGAAGCCATGAGCCCCTGCTTCGTCGCGGTCACCCCGGCGGCTATGCCGGTGATTCAGACTGACGCTTGGTACCCGATGCCATGAAACGACGAACAGCGGATCCTTCGCGTCTCGGTGTTCGTCACCGTGACGCTCGCCATCGCCAGCGTTGTGCCTCAGGATCGCCACTCAGCCAGTCACTGCCCACCGGCGCCCGATCTCGACCTCCGCGCCAAGATCGGGTGCGCTGACGACGACCGGCTCGCGCCGCTCCGACAGTGCGTGCACCTCCATCGTCTCGCTGCGGCCGCGCAGGTGATAGGGTCCGAGCGCTTCGGCTTCGATGCCGTCCGGCATGGTTGGCAACCGCGAGAGGACAGCCTGCGATATCAGCACGGCCCGCCCGGTCTCCCGGCACAGGCCTTCCAGCCGCGCGGTCGCGTTCATGACGTCGCCGAAATATGCGATCTTGTGCCGGTCGACACCGACTTCCGCCGTCACCACGCTGCCGCCGTGCAGGGCCGCGCGGAGTTCGGGGACGAGGCCGAAGCGCCCGAGCCAGCGGTCGCGTTCCTCCTCAAAGATCCGTCGGATCGCGAAGACGCAGGCGACGCAGCGCGCCTTCTCGATGCCCCTGGCGATGGGCCAAGAGACGATGACCTGATCGCCAACATAGTCGTCGACTTGTCCGCGATGACGCCGCACCGGCTCGGCGATGGCTGAGAAGACGGCCTTCAGCAGTTCCTGCGCAGCGAGGTCGCCGTGCTGTTCCGCGTAGGCCGTCGACCCGGCGAGATCGAGGAACAGGAAGACGCGCTCCTCGCTGACGGGTCGGTGGTAGCGTCCAAGGAGGAGATGAGTGAAGGTCTCGGCGCCGATCAGGTCGCGGATGCGCAGAACGGTGACGATAAGTGCCGAGACCGCCATGGCGAAGGGGATCGTGAGAAGCTTAGGCGTCACGGCTTCCAGCAAGGTCTTGTCCGCGAGGTCGAGCGCCCAGATCACCGAGCCGGTCAGCGACATCGCGACGACGATCACGCCCACCATGCTGATCTCGGCGGCCGCGAAATAAGCTAGCGTCGGCAGCTGTCGCAGGCGCCTGCTGTAGCCCGCAAGAAAGATGCCGCGCTCGTAGGCGATCACCAAAAGGCCAACGCTTGTGCCGTAAAGGATGCCGATCCCCTTCGGGCCGTCACCGAACAGGAAGCCGTGCAGCGCGCCGAAGGATGCACTGACGACGGCGATGCCGATCCAGAAGAGTGGGCTGCCGTTCGACATCGTCTTCGGCTCCAAGACACTATCGGATGACAGGGATGGGTAATCGCGGCGACAGCGTGACCTTCGAAGATGTGTACGATCTGATCGCCGCAGAATTGTGCGGCACCGCACGAGCCGTGAGAATGAGCGCGGGACCGCATGCAGCCCTTTTCGATGAACTCGTGTGCCTCTTCGAATTGCTCCTGAACCAACGATGTTGGCTGGGCTTCTCCGAGAAGATCCTGCTCGATCGTCGCCCACGAACCGCGGTCATCCTCTCGAACTGTTGAACCGGAGACGGTCCGTCCGCTTCGGGGCGAGATGCGAGGGTCCGTTCGCCACCCTCAACGGACGTCGCGGATGGGGCAAAGGTCGGATTAGAACCGCTCGCGAGCGGGAAGTTGGCCAAGGACGCCCGCGCCTACCTCTACATCGGGCAGAGCACGCGCATCAGCCCGGTGGTTACCGATCCCGGCAACCGGTCACACGTCCGCTCTGAGATCACCATCGGGCCGATCACGACCTTCGCCCGCGAGAACCCGGAGGAGGTGGTGCGGGCGCCGTGCGTGACATGTGGGACGGAGCCGCCAGACCGGTGATCAGAGATTGCTCTAGGGACCGATCCCGATCCTTAGCGGTCTACTCAGAAACTCCAGAGGTCGATAAGATGCAATGTCAACTTTTAACATATTTTTGTAGGTTTGATGCAATATCTGGTATGAAATAATTGGATAATCGAATATGAAACAGCAATTGATCGTGTCCCCGTGGTTTTATGTAGCGGGTGGTTTGTTCTCAATGTTCTGGGTTTTCGCTAATAGCGCGAAGTCTGTCGGAGAGTTCCTCGAGAATATATTATATGCGTTACCAGCGGCAATCATATTGCTTCCTATAATGTATGTTATTGTTTCGCGTAGAAATTCTTCCAAGAGGAAGGCTTCTGACCCATCGTAGCGTTCGCTACCCACGCCCTGCGGACATCGGCCCGGCGATCGAGCGTACGCGGCCCTACATAGGCGATTGGTGGCGGACTGGGGCGCTCCCGTTCGCAGGGGCGGGGCCGAGCTGAGGCGGACTATCCGCCCGCCGCTACCCGTCTACCTCATGCCCGCCCTCCAGCGGGCACTTCCATCTCGATACCCATACTTGCCCCGCCCGGCTCGCCGCGCCGGGGTTTTCGTGTTCGCATGTGAGATTGCGCTCTGGACTCGACCGCAGCCAAGAAAAAGGTCTAGATCTTTGGGCGAAAATTCCTTCGCCGCATGCGGGGGGCACAAGTGAAAATCTTTGCCACGTTTTTGTTGAGCGGATTACTTGCGATGACTGCTGGCCCTGGCGCATCACGAGATCAAGACGATGGCTTCGCCCACTACCGCAGGTCGACTGTTGCTTTAGGACAACTACTCGATGATGGAAATGCCCGAAAGTTCAACACCCTTGGCACCGGTGTAATTGTTCAATCGGAGCAATGTACATGCCTGATAACGGCAAAGCATGTTGTGTCCGGGCCGGGTTATGCTCCCACTATTTTGCAGATGCGCCTTGCGCTCGAAGATGGCGACCCGCCATTTGGAGTAACATTACAGCTAGTTGACCGCTTCGGGAAAAATCTCTGGCGTTCGTTACCTGATGACAGCGATTTAGCGGTCATGCCATTGCCCGACATGACACAGTACAAAAACCTCCGAGCCATTGGATTTCACAGCTTCGGAATCAGAGGAGATCTAGTCCAAGGTGGCAATGTTGTGATCATTGGCTACCCCTCCATCGTATCTGCCCTTACAAACACGCAAGATATACTAGTAAGTCCAATTGCCCGCGGAGGAATTATTGCCTGGGTGGACCCATTAGACGCGGCAAACAAGCCTTTTATCGTTGATGCAAATCTTTGGCAGGGCAATAGTGGTGGTCCCGTATTTAGGCAAACGAATGGGGTACAGCCTGGAGGTGATTTCACGTTGGGCGGCGAGCTCAAGCTGATAGGTATTGTCTCAAAAGGAGGCGCGCAGCGAGCCCCGGTGCGAACTGAAAGCCAGCCTCTTGTGCAGGTTGATCAGTCGACAGGGCAAGTCGAGCAATTCTATGCGCTTGTTAACAATGTTGGCGGCATCGGATACATAGAGCCAATATCAAAAGTGAAAAGCTTAGTCGAAGCGGTCTGTCCGCCGTAGCCTCACATTTATTGGAAAATTGCGATCAGTCCCGCCGGCACCCGCCGCGCGGGGCTTTTCGTTCGGGCTAGACTGCCCGAGGCGGTGGTGAGGGCGCCGTGCGTGGAGCGCAAGCCAGGGCCGCCGGACTGAACGGCGCTACCAGCCGTCTACCTCATGCCCGCCCTCCAGCGGGTTTCCAAGGACTCGACTTGCCCCGCCCGGCTTAGCCGCGGCGGGGCTTTTCGTTCGTGCAGCCCCTACGATCCTCGCGCGCCCGCGCGTTACACAGCCATCCCGAAATTGCTAGCTATATATGTAAATAATCAAATACTTAGCAGTGCCCCTGTGGCGCAACAGACTCTCAACAAATCCGCTACTAACTGTAATGCAGCTAAAACTGGCTCGAAGAGGCGGCCATGTCACTTCTGTTCTATGGCAGATTTGTCAACGAGTATTCAATAGAGGTTACTCAATTCTTTGGTAGCGGAAACGTAAACTACAATCGGGATGATCCTGCTGATAGCAGGAGGATACTTGGTGACGAGCCGAACGAAAAATTCAGCTTTCTTTCTGATACCGCTGGCAGACGCCCAATCCTGGACTACAGAGACGCCGTATATACTGGGCGTGTCGACGCGGGCTTTGCCAGTCAGTACGGCTCGCAGACTATCATATTTAGCGACGGCGGGTTCCTCGACAATGGAACCGCGCTATTATATTCGCCCGGCGGCCAGTACGTGCTCTGCTTCACCACCGGCACCCTCATCCGCACGGCCCGCGGCGAGGTGGCGGTCGAGGATCTGATCGTCGGCGATCTCGCTGTAACGGCCTCCGGCACGCTGCGTCCGATCACCTGGATCGGCAACCGCGCCCTCGATGCCAAGGGCGAGGCGCTGCCCCACAACGAGCAGCCCATCCGGATCCGCGCGGGTGCCTTCGGCCCCGGCCGCCCGGCGCGCGATCTGCGCCTCTCGCACGGCCATCCGGTGCTCGTCGGCGCCGATGCCAACGGCGAGGGCGGCGTGCTGGTGCCCGTGATGTGCCTGATCAACGGCACCACGATCACCCGCGAGCCGGTGAGCAGCGTCACCTACTGGCACGTCGAACTCGACGGCCACGACATCCTGCTCGCCGAGGGACTTCCGGCGGAAAGCTACATCGACGGTGGCGATCGGGCCTTCTTCGCCGAAGGCTCGGACCATGCCCTGCACAACCCGGACTTCGTCGCTCCGGGTTGGAACGGTCGTTGCCGGCCGGTGGCGGTGGATGGACCGCTCGTCGAGGCTGAGCGGCAGCGGCTAGACGCCGTGTTTGCCGGCTCGCTGAACGCGGACTGCTCTTGGTGCGCGGACGAAGCTTTCCTTGCTGCATAGGAATGCTTGTCAGTCCGAGCGGTAGCGGCATGGCCCGCGCCGCTTGGACGATGGTGCTTCGTGCCCGCCCGGCATCGCAGCGCCTACCCAGCCCCGCCCGGCTCAGCCGCGGCGGGGTTTTTTGTTTGTGGGTCTGCCTACGCCTTGAGAAACAGCGTGTGGTCGTTCTCTCGCAGGATCGCTTACGGGTCAGTGATCTCGATAGTGCCAGACCTCGACGCCGGAATTCTCTGTATCAAAGATGCTCCACATTGACGCGCCCGCCGCCCTTGGTCTTGCCAAAATCCTGCGTGCTATAACCGAAGACGTCGAAATCTTTTTCGAAAAAGGAAGCCATGCGAATTCTATCTACCACATCAAACGAAGCATCGATATTTCCCGCCCCCGTGGAGTGAATATGGGGCGCTACGACTGGCGTTGGAGCGCCAATATCTGTAGCGACTCTGTTCAGTATACTTTCCATCCCTTCCTCGAATTTGAAAACTTTAATACCTGTCCCTGAAAATTCCCACTGTGGTCTGAGGTGGTTGTCCAAGTGATATGGGTTCTGGTGGGCAAGATTTAAATTGTGTTCAAGCCAGTGAGAAAACGAAGGCCACGCCTTCCAAAAGCCGCTTCCAGATAGCAATGCGTGCATTTTATACTCGCTCATCACACGGTCATATGGATTGCGAACAGTCATAAAGATGTAGTCGAAATAGCCATCACCAAAAACGTCCCGTATATCGCTCATCCTGAAGTGTTGGGGGGTGCACTTCAAGGCATTTGGACTTCCAACCGTTAGCAGCCTCACTGTTCCAAGTGTTTCTAGCCAGGTCTCAACTGAGCCTCCCCCTGTTTTTGGAATATGGACGAATAGAATCTTCTTGCCGTTGTATTCCACGAATGGCATATGCAAACCCTCGTTGCTATGTACCGATAGGGGACTACGAAGGGTGGCTCGTTTAGTTTGATGGTCTCAATGCGGACATTACGATATCGCTGCGATCATGGATCTATGTCTCGCATTGACACGGTGTTGAGTCGTTCGCCGTCAAGGTCGAAGAACCGACCTCTCTAGGCTCGCTACCGCCGCACTGGCGCCCATCGTTTCCATCTTCAAAGGCTCAGGCGTAGCAGCGCGTCAATGAGCGGCTGCGCGCTTTCCGATACAGCCTGGTTGCGGGTCTTGAGCGCGAGATCCGGCGCCTCCGGCACCTCGTAAGGGGCCGAGATGCCGGTGAAGTTCGGGATCTTGCCGGCTCGTGCTCGGTCGTAGAGGCCCTTGGGATCGCGCGCCTCGCAGACCGCGAGCGGCGTGTCAATGAAGACTTCGAGGAAGGGGATGTCGCCCGCAATCGCCCGTGCCGTCGCACGTTCGGCGCGGAACGGCGAAATCAGGGAGACGATCACCACGAGGCCGGCATCCGCCATCAGGCGGGCCGCCTCGGCGGCGCGGCGGATATTCTCGACCCGATCTTCCGCCGTGAAGCCAAGGTCGCGGTTGAGGCCCTGACGCAGGTTGTCGCCGTCCAACACCATGCTGCTGCGACCCGCTTCCGTCAGGCCCCGATCGACCGCGTCGGCGATCGTCGACTTTCCTGCACCGGACAGGCCGGTCAGCCATGCGATGGCTGGTCGCTGCCCCAATCGCGCCCAGCGTCTCTCGCGCGGCTGAAGGGGGTACCAGAAAATCTGAGCGGCGCTCATGGCTGCTGATATCCCTAGCTAATTACCATCGCAACGAAGGAAGACCTGCCGCCCTGTCTTGTCTACCACGCCGCTGCCAGCATCCGCTTCCGCACCTCGGCCATGCGGGTATCGTCGCTGAGGTATCGTTCTGGCGCCGACCGAACCGTGCTCAGCGCCGACGCTGCAGGTCAGTGAACGTTGCCCACGCCGCCGGAGGCATCCTCTTCGGCTTCTTCTCTCGCGATCCGTCGTTCGAGAACACGTGCGTTATCGTCAAACTCATCGGCCATGTCGCGGAGCTTCAATGCGACCGGGTCGTGCTGAGAGCCCAGCGCTTCTGCCAATTCGCGGCAAAGCTCAGCCTTCTGGCGGAAATAGGAAGCTGCGGCACGCATGCTATCCAGATGACGAAATTCCCGCAGAACGCGAGTCACAACAGCGTGTGCCCTCGTCCAGTCCGAGCCCGCGGGCGAAGCCGAGAAGGCCGCGCATCTCGGCGGCGGATTGGTCGGTGGTCGCGCTCATGTCCGATCCTCGTCAACGGCTACGAACCATGCGGCTAGAAACTCGGCGCCCTGCTCGCGAGTGGCTGAGCGGCCCATGAGACGGCCGTTCTGATCCTCGTTGACCCAGATGCCGGGGTGCTCGCCGTCTTCCGAGATATAGCCGGCCACCTCGTTGCCGACTCTCACCGCGAACTGGCCGGCGGCGATCTCTTCGAGCGTGCAGTCGGGCGCGTTCAAGCCTTCTGCGCCTGGGCGAGCAGGATCGCCATGCGGACGATGCTACGCTTCAGACTGGGGCTCGACTCCTCGTTGGCGACGACGAGACTGGCCCAGGGATGTTCGGCGACCGCCGCATCGAGATCAACGACATAGCCGTCAGCGATCGGAAAGGTGCCTGCGTCCGAATCCGCGAGGTACACTTCGACCGCCGCGTTCACCCGATCGTCTGTGACGGTGTTGAACTTCAACAGTTCGCCGATGGTGGGGGATTCGGGCATAACAAATCGAATCACGGTTTGACCGTGGTGGCCATCAGCGTCGCCATTCGGGAGCCATCACGAGTGGTTGATGTACGGTTCCTCTAATTAGCTCGTCGCCCCTAAGCGCGTGCCGGGCGAGCGGCTGCGGATTGACATCACGTCTGACAAGGGATTGCTGCGCGCGGCCGACAAATTAGCCGGAGGCCGCCTGCATGATCCGTTTGGGATTCATCGAAAGTGCGTTGGAAACGGCGGATTAGTCGGGGTCAATCACTGCACGGTGTCCTCGCCGTCCGCCTGGAGCATCCGCAGCGCTTCGCGAGTGACCTCGTGCAGGTCGGAGAGCCCCTGCATCCCGAGCGGCACGCCGACGCGCTGTCCCTCAACCGTCGTCAGCACGATCACGGCAAGCGATTCCCCCATCAGCAGGCCGGGCTTCTGCACGCAGATCGGTAGGAGGAAATCGCCGTCGCCCTCAATGGCGTCCTTGGCAGTGTCGGGTCGGAAGGGCGGGGAATGGGCCAT